TAGGACGATTTGCGAAGAATGATGCGAGGTTTGCATATTGCCAACGACCTGCGTATCCATTTACGAATGTGTATTGAATATTGTAGAACTCATTGTGAGTACCAGCGGTAAGGGTATGCTTCCCCATAGACCACGTGAGATTGTTGGTCACTTCATAGGTGCGAACTTTGGTACCATACACCACCCCTTCACGGTCACTACCTGCATTGATTTGACCAAACTGAATATCTTGGATTTCAATTTGTGGTGCGAACACATCACCATATGGATTTCTGTGGTCACGAACAAGTGAATATCCCAACAACAAACTATTGGATACTCCTGTTCCAAGTTGTGATTTCAATTCAGCAACGGTGTTGGTGGCTCTACTGAAATGGTCGAAATCTTGTGAGGCTAACTTGGTAAGTGCTTGTCCACGTTCCAAGTTTCCTGCGACTGCATTGACAAGATTACTACGAACCGTCAGTATGGAGTTCCCAATATTCCAATCCACACGACCGAAATACTTTTCACTATTTGCTTCAATGTCATATGCCCCAAAGGTTCCTGCATCAAAGTTCGGGACACCTGATTTTGCTGCGAATGATACAAGACTGTCACGGACCTGTTGTGCAACTGCTTCGGTTGCCAACACGCCTGGGTTGCCAGGTGCAAATAGGATAGGGTCTGTTCTACGTGCAATTTCAAAGTTCACAAAATAAAACAACTTGTCCTTGATGATTGGTCCACCGACACGACCACCTGCTTGATATTCATTGAAGGTGGTTGGCATTTTACCAGAGATACCATCACCGATGAATTGTGGAACACGACCGAATGAGTAGATGGAACCTTCGGTGGTGTTGGTACCTGAACGAGTAACTGCATTCACACTACCACCTGTGAAATTACCAATCTTCACATCATATGGTGCGATGACCACCGATACTTGTTCAATCGCGTCAAGTGAGATGGGTTGTGAACGTGAAAGAGAACCAGGTGTTCCCGTTGGAACGGATGCGGTGGATTGACCTGATGATTGACTGAAACCGAACGCATCATTCGATGCTGCTCCATCAATCGTCAAGTTGTTATACCGATAGTTGGAACCCGCGAAAGAAACCCCGTTACCTTGTGGGGTCATACGGGTCATATCTTGGAGACTACGAGATAGGGTGGGAAGCACTTGTAACTTCTCTTGATTCAGTTGTGCCACCGCACCATCTTTACGTGCTTGTGCTGCTACGTCTGCAATAACCGATACTTGGTCTAATACAATAACAACCTTTTCCATCTCTATATCAGTTGTAGTTGCTTCACCTAAACGAACCGTTAAATTATCAGAGGACTTTGGACGGAACCCCAGTGCGGTCACCGATACTGTGTATGGACCGCCTGGTTTCAAATTGGATAAGATGAAGCGCCCTTCTGTTGTCGTTCTCGTAACAATTCGTTGATTCGTTGGAACAAACACGACTGTAACATTTGCATTTTCAATTGTACTACCTGTAACATCTTTAACAGTACCACGAAGGATTCCGCTGGTGATTTGCGCGTAAGCGGAGGTAGACAACATCGCAGTTGCTAAAAGAATTTCCAACATTTTTCTCATAAGAGAGTCTCTATAACCGAGCCCCGTCTGTGGGTGGCTCGACGCTAGGGGTGAATAAATACATATCAGAAACTAAACCATTCCTGAGCGTTCTGATTTACCTCTGTGGGGATGTTACCCCATTTTAACGCAGAATAGAAATCTTCCAGCTTCTTCTGCAATTCGTTCTCAAATAATGCATTATAATCAATATAAGTATTTACTATCTCAACGATTTCCCGCGGGTCATTATACCCCTTGACCGCCACCGCTTCGAGATTCCACGGGTTCTGTTTCAGATATAACCACTTGACCTTTTCCCCATCCGAAATAGCTTCATACTTGTTTTGAATCTTGAAATGTTTCAACAAGGAATTATAGGTGATTGCCGCCTTTACGTGGGCGGGAGTTCCCTTACGGAAATCATTCAGCTTTCCCGTCCGTAAATCGTATTCAGAAATGTTCTTGACCGCCGTGTTTCTGGCGACATCCAGATACGACATACTATCCATTGAATCACGGAACGTCAGTACCTTCTGGTCAATCTCTTCCTTTGTTGCCTTATTCAAGATGTCTTTCATCATCTTGTTCATAAAGTCACGGAACGCCGGCGGGAAGCTGGAACGAACAACGTCCAGTCCCTTGACCTTCATCTTATTTGCTACATCAAGATTGGATTCCAAATCATAGACCACATTCATCGCATATCGCTTCTTCGCAATCCAGATAGCGGTCTGAGCAACGGACTCACCCTTGATATACAGCCGATGATTCTTACAGAAGAACAGCTGTTCAGCCATTTCGTTATAATACTCGTTCAGCTTCTTCTCCATCGCACGAGCCAACTTGATAGTAAATTCTTTCTGCGATGCTGTTTCTGGCATTAATGGAGTTGCTGAGAAGTACAACGAATCGGTATCAATATACGTACAATAATCTTTCTGCTCTTCCAGCTTTGAACAATACAAGTCATTGGCAAACGCCGCAGACTTCTTAATCACATCTTGACCAGAGGCGGTCACGGCAAGTGCGTTATCCAAATCGAAGAATCGGAAAATGGGAAGTCCCAACACACCATATAATGAATTCAGGAAAATCTTCTGAATGTGCTGGCGTCGGTCATAGAACTCAGCCAATTCAGCGTTTCCTTCGTTCTTATGCTTCTTCATCAGATTCTTATACTCGACACGTTCTGCGAACCACTTGTCGAGTACTTCTGGAATAATCCCCACCGCACCCCCATTATATAGAACGCCATTGGAACTAATCATCAGACTTTCCATCTTCATATATTTCAAGAATGCTTCGCGGCTCAACCGTACCACTTCCTCATCGGTTGTACCACGAATCAAATATTCCTGCATATCACCAGCCGCATGCTTGTCCACATTCCAGTTGGTCACAAATCCAATCTTGGTTTCGGGACTGATATTGAGACTCATAATGATAGATGGATACAGCGATTGTAAGTCGAGGGAATAGACCCATTCATATAGACCGGGATTCGGTTCCTTCACGAACGCACCAGCGAATCCTTCTTCATCATTTTCTGCCTTGTTATCCATCATCTCACGACCACCAGCGGGTCGGTTTGTTACAATGATGCCCTTTCTATGAAGATAGGTTACAATCGTGCCTTCCAAGAACTTCGAACTAAACCAATAATCTTCATATGAAACGTGACCCAAATGACAAATACCACGAACGAGCTCAATCAGCTTGAGCTTCTTGTCCATCTCTACGATGATGCGTACGTCTTGAAGATTGTACTCAATAAACTTCTCCAAATCATTACGGAACAATTCATCGAGCGACCCTTGATATTCGACCTTTCCCATGCCCACCTCCAACCGACCAATCGTATCTAAACGATAATTCGGCTGTTGAGTGTAGGTGAACTTCTTATATAATGTCAAATAGTCTAGCGAGGATACGCCCGCAATCTGGTACCGACTACGGAACTTGGAATACTTAATCTTTCCAATCGGACTCAACCGACCGGCTGTATTTGGTCCACACTGCTGCTTGATACGATGATAGAGATATGGGATGTCGAAAAAGTCACTATTCCATCCAGTAACAATCGTCGGTCCAATCTGCTCATACAGGTCCAAAAATCCATAGAGCAAGTCCAATTCCGATGTATACATTACGACCTTAACATTATCATACTCACGACTTGGTTGAACTCCCGCCTTGTCCAGTACCAATACCGTATATTCCTGCGTCACCGAGTCATATACCGCAATGGACGTAATTTCATTGTTCGGATTCTCAATATTTGGCACGCCATTTTCCATAGACACTTCGATGTCGAAAAACATCGTCTTATGCCCTTGGGAAACGTTATCCTCGTTCAGATATAAATCGGTGAGCACGCGAGTCTCTTGGGGAAGGTCGCTCTCAAATAATGATGGGTCATCTCGCTTATAGCGCTTGACCTTTGCCAACCGCACACCAGTCATGCTGATGAATTGCCCATTGCGGTCGGGCTTATACGCATAATCAAATTTATTATAAGGAATGGTCTGATACCCTAGCTCGTCATCCCATAAATGCACGGTATCGTTGCCAAATCCTTCACCACGTTCAATGTAAATTGCCTGATACATAAATAACCTCCGTTATCCTTTAAGTATAACGGCTTCACATCCGTTTGTCAATCCAGCTTAATATTACGTTTTATTTTAGACCGCACAATCTTTGGGTTGTTACGAATGTCACTTTCCCACAAACAAAGGAATTTATATCCCAATTTTTGGAAGTGTTCTTTCCGTTGATTATCACGTTCCCAGATTTCTTCTGCGGTTTTCTTTTTACCTCTATTAAAATACGAAGAAGTATATTGATGGGGATTACAGTGCCAAAAGTCACCATAACACTCCACAATATACTTCTTGTCTACGAGAAAATCTACTGTATATCTATCAATCGATACTTGTTGTTCGAACGGGACGTTCATTGATTCTAATATTGTCGCAACCTTTGTTTCTATGGTATTGACCTTGGAAACCTTCTTACCATTCTTACGCCGTGACATAAACTCTCATGCGACATCTCGGTTGGGGGTTTCCTATAAGTAGTGTCTACTCACTTGTATAAATCATGCGGGACTGCCGTGGTACCCGTAGACCCAAACCCACCAACACCACGTTGGTCTGCCGATACTAACTCGTCTACTTCTTCTATATCAAAACTTACCGTAGGAATAAGAACAAGTTGTGCAATCTTTTCACCAGGCGCTATATGAACTAAGCTATCGGTTCCGTTGTGAAGAGCTATGCAAATTTCACCAATATACCCATTATCAATAACCCCAGCCACAGTAAACAATCCTTTCTTCGTAGCCACAGAGGAGCGGTCCTTGATAATCCCACCATATCCTGCTGGAAACTGAATAGCGATTCCTGTTTTAACCACTTTCGTTTCACTTGGAAAAATTGCAGCGCCTTCACTGGCAAATAAATCATATCCTAAATCTCCAGCGTGTGCTTTTTGTGGCGGTGTTGCATTTTGTGATAATCGTTTAACTTTCATGTAAATTAAAACCTCCCATTGTATCTTCAATTCCTTTTACTACTTCTACTATTTTTTCTTTAATATGATTTGCATCGTGATATACTCGCGTTTCTTCATCCAAGATATCACCATAATAAAAATATCTAAAAGTTGGAACACCTTTTGTATTTAGATTATGTTCATCAATAAAGGGTCTATACTCCTGCTCCCATTGATGAAATCTATAAAACTTCACATTAGTAATATTGTGTTCATCAAAATGATTCGCCAATAATTCATATTGAGGCATGGTAACTTTGCATGGATTACACGTTGCTCCATAATGCATTACCACGTGAAGCGGTCCTTCTTTCTTTATGTGCTGAAAGAAGGTTTCTGGCGTTAAATCAATTATCATAATAACCTCACTTGATGCGATTTAGCTTCTGCTCTATCTTGGTCTTTTCATTCTTACCGTATAAGAATTCTCTTGTCCGGCCTTCCTTATAGAACATCAACATTGGAATAGCCTTAATTCGGTTCTTTTCTTTCAATTCTGGTTGCTCATCAACATTGACCTTATAAAAAGGAATCTCTGACTCCTTTGCTAATTCCTCTACGGTTGGTAACATTTCGATGCAGGTTGGGCACCAAGGAGCCCAAAAATCTACGACAAAGGGTTCCTTGGATGCCAACTTTTCTTCAAACTGTTGTAACGTCAACTCCTGCATTATTGCACCTCACACCCACCGCCACCACAAGCAACTTCACCTGCAAGGTCGGTATTATCTTCGACTTCAACTACCTTGGTTAAGTCAATCTTGTGTAAGTGACCAACCATTTCGTTGTATTGTGCTTCATCAATATCTTCGAACGGTGCTTGCATATAGCTGTGGTCTGAGTATGGAAGAACTGACAATGCGGTGAAGTTCTCACGATTCTCCCACATCCATTCACCAACACCAACCCATTCATCTGGCTTGATGGTTACGGTGACAGATACGTTATTCTTGTTTTCACCCTTACGGTGGCCAGCCTTTACCCATTCCTTCCAGACCTTACTGGTACGAGCCAATAAGTCGAGTGCAGATTCTTGACGAGTGATAGCACCCTTTGGAGCCTTTTGTGGAACGGAGATAACTGCTTGTTGCTTCGGCTTGAAGAATTCGTCCTCAACAATTTCTGGATGATTGTCAACCAAGTATTGGTAGATACTTTCGTTCTTTCCAACACGGACACGACGAACATAGAAGTCGTTATGCCAAGCGTGAATACCAGAAGAAGTTCCTAATACTAGTGACGAGGTTCCTTCGGGCTTGACAGTGGTGGTTCGTGCAGCCTTGTTGGTCCCAATCACTTCCGCCACACGTGCGTTTTCTTCCTTCACAACATTAGCAGCTTCCTTCATATCCAAATTTAATACAGTACCCGATGCAATACCCGTCATCGAAACACCGATAAGTGCTTCCTTTTCTGTGGTGCGTTTCCAAATATCACGGAGATAATGGAAGTTAGTATAACTTGCTTGAAGTGTTCCGATGAACGCTGCTGCCTTTGCACGGGCGTTGTAATCAGCTTGGTCCTTGATATCGCCAGCATTGATGGTGGTCAAGTTACAGAATTGGAACGGACGGAGACTGATTTCTGCACAAGGATTTAATCCCCAATTTGCATCGTTCGTAAAGAAGAAGCCTGGTTCGCCTGAACCACTCATTTCAATCTTCTTCCACAAGTCTAAGAATACTTCTTGTTCAACCTTGTGACGAAGGATAACTGCTGAATTGTTTGAACGACCACGTTGTGGATTGGTTTCCCACCAGTTGCCGAACTTACAAGTCAACATATCATCATCGTCCAAATCGAATAATGAAATCATTGCGGAACGACGAATACCACCAGACAATACTGCATCAGCGATGAAGCACAACATATCGTGTACTTCAAGGGTACTGAGCTTATCGCCGTTTTGCTTACGGTCGAAAATCTTTTGGATATTGTGTAAGCAATCCTTGAGCGGTTCTGGACCAGGTGCCTTACCACCAGAGGTCAAGAGTAATGCGCCCTTTGGACGAACATCGCTAAAATCATAAATCGGAAGAGCCTTACCCTTCATATATGCAGCAATCATCACCTTCACTGCATCTGCCCAACCTTCGATACTGTCACCGACGAGGTAACGGCGGGACTTGGTTGGCTTATTAATTTCTGGTAACTTTTCTACGTGTGCACGCTGTACCGAATAACCTACACCTGTTCCAGAAAGAAGAAGGAACATCACTTCACTGAAAGCATCCGTGTGGTCGATTGGAAGGAAGCAGCAATTGTATAACCGAGCGTTATTGATTTCAATTGGCTTACCAGCAAATTGAAGTGAACGCATGGATGGAAGAATCTTCTTATCATATACGAATTGATATGCTGCTTCAATTTCTTGTGCGAGTTGTGGGAACTTCTTTAAATGCATCTCTTTGTTTCTATCAACTAACTCTTTCCAAGTCTCACGGCGTTGCTTCTTGGGCAAATACTTTGAGTACTTCATAAAAGTTGTGATTTCAGAAAGAATTTTTGCTTCTAATTGCATACTACTGACTCCAAAATCGTTAGGGGTTAGTGGTTAAATAAATACTACACTGCTTCTCGAAAAATACGGTGAATACCCAACGATATTTTTTAATCTTCTAAATCCATTTCTAACAACTTCTTAGCCAGATTTTGTTTCGTAACCGTTTCACCATTTTGCATCTGTTTCTTTAACATAATACCTTTTGCTGACGCCTCATCAAAAATCTCAATCTTCCCGATACCGGCGTCAATAATCATCGGGAGCGTCTGACCATCGGCCCCAAATCGGTTCTTAATAACGTGTGCTCGACCCGTCTTATGAACCTTATCTTCCAGCTTCCGTGAGATAGAGATAACCAAGTCAGCGGTCATAATCTTGGCATAGGACTCAGCAATCTTATCTGCTTGAATGACTTCATCTTGGATACTGGACCGCTGGGTTTGCGAAGCCGTCCAAATAGGAACTCCCAATTCACCAGCCAAGCCACGAAGTTCTTCATAGATAGCACCCAGCTCTTGATGTCGGGCGTCGGTACGAGCTGTGGCACTCATCAAATCCGCGTAATCTACGATAATAACATCGGGCTTGAATCCCAGCGATGCCATCTGCTGAACGTGGGCCTGAATCGTATGTGAGGTAATGGTTCGAGCGGGATAATATTTAATAATAATTTCACCCTTAATTTGCTCAACCAGCTCCCGAATGATTTCTGGGTGCTCTGGTACCTTACCTGGCTCAATCCCCGTATAAATCGTATCATATCGTAGACCGACATAATTCTCATTTAATTCAAGAGTATAGTGGACCACCTTCTTCCCAGCCTTCAACGCATTAGCTCCAATAGTCGCCAATGCCCAACTCTTACCGATACCAGACGGAGCGATGACCACGCCCAGCTCACCGCCCGCCAATCCACCACCGATAAGAACGTCGATAGCATCCCACCCCGTAGCGATAGTATTACGGGCGTTCTTCATTAGACGAAGTTCAATATCCTTCTTCCAATCGTGACCGACCGTCTTGGGCTGACCACTTCGCATCGCACCATCAATAATGGTCTTGATTTCACCATACTGACCCATCTGCAACAAATCTACTGACTTGATAATCGCAGACTTGAGCGTTTGGTTTTTGGCGAAATCCAAGAAACTATCCTTGATATAATCCAAATCATTATCCTTCATCTTCTGGAAAATACCTCGGAGCGATTCAACGATTGATGTACGAAGAGTATCATCCTTGACCGACTTGTTCATCTCAACCTTAAAGACTTCCAACGTCGGAAGCACCTTATAATCGTTGAAATATTCCAAAGTCGTTTCCACAATCCATTGATTCGCTTCCAACTCAAAGAAGTTCGGGTTGATAACGTCAAACGATTGTGCCAAGAAATCAGGCGAGTTCAGCATCGCAGCCACAGCCTTGGACTGGAAGCTAGGACCGAACTTTGCCAGCGTATCTACATTCTTATCGTATTGCTTATGATTTACCATAATATCTCGCTAGTGGACCAAATGAAAAAGTAATCCATTCATCGTAATTTTGGATAGATGATATAATCTTAGTCTTAAACATCAGCTTTGTCAAGTCCGCCTTCCGAAGCGGTGGACATCCTTCTTCAAACTTATGTAAGATTTTCATCTTTGCATCAACGTTAATATCTACATCACGTAAATTCATTAATTGCAAATTTCTATTTACAATACTACTATTATCTAAAATGTTTTCTATCAGCTTAGGCTTCTTTTTACTATCAGCATATTTTTGTTCAATCAAGTCCAAATTGACCTCAACAGTCGGGTCAGCGAACTCTGGAATATACTTTAATATTGTCTTTTCCCCAGCCCCCTTGATTCCATCAATGTTGTCACTCTTATCTCCAAGCAGTGACCGATAGAATACAAAGTTTGACGGATGTACGCCATAGGTTTCCAGAATTATATCAATATCAAATGTCTTTTTCTTGACGGGATTATAGACCTTGACATTCTCGTTGACCATCTGCATAAAGTCTTTGTCAGTAGAATAGATGATGGATGTACCACGATTCTTCGTAACTAACTCCGACATATAGGCAATCGCATCATCTGCTTCAATATAATCTAATGCCAAAATAGATACGGGTAAGCACTCTACCATCTCTACCAATGACACTAGTTGCCACTTCATATTCTCTCGTTCTTGCTCATCCGTGGTCATATCATACGAACGATTCAACCGAGTCGGTGGCTTCCGATTTGCCTTATATTCCTTATAAATCTTCCGCCGACGTTGTGACCCACCTTTACCATCAAAGACGAGTACAACTCTGGTAGGCTTGAAATTACGAATAGCAAACCCCAAAGATTTCATAAATCCCGCCATTCCACCGATATGATTCCCATCTTCATCTAATGTGGGAATAGCGGCATAACTCCGCATGAATGTGTTAAGGGCATCTACGATAAGGACACGGGAGTTGTATCCAGTGCCCTTATCGCTATCGAAGTTCATACTATCGAAAACCTTCAGTAAATCAGTCATTTAATAGTTGCTTTTTAGATGGTGATACCTCGTCCTCATCCTCTGCTGATTCCTTGTTGACCGCAGATGGGTCGAAGTCCTTCTCGTACTTCATAATCATCGCTTCACAAATCTTATCGTACAAGTCAGCCTTCCGTTCTTGGTCAGCTTCAAGGAACGCTGGGAATTCCTTACTTTGGAACTTCTCATCATTGTATGAATACCATGCACCAGATTGCTTGATGATGCCGTTCTCCTTCAAGACATCCAACCAACTGCTGTAATCATCAATACCACGATTGAAGTAAATATTGAATTCAGCTTCACGATATGGCGGGCCCAAACGATTCTTGGTGATGACCGCCTTCGTAGTGATACCAATGATGTTCCCAGCCGAATCCTTCAACTTACCGACTTGTGACAAACGAATACGAGTCGAAGCGTGGAATCCGATTGCCTTACCACCAGAAGTGGTGTAGGGGTCAGAGAACGCAGGAGCGTTCATCTTCAAACGGAGCTGATTGGTGAATACGAGAGCAATCTTTTCACGACCCAAAAGATTCGTAATCTTTCTCATCGCCTTACTGATAATGATGGACTTTGCCGTTGCGTATCCATCCTTATTGAAGTCCGCAGCCATTTCCGTCTTGGTCGAAGCGGCGGCAACAGAGTCAACAACGATAGTGACCAACTTATCCTTCTTTGCAGCGGAACGAACCTTCTCGATGATGTTCACAATAGAATCAAAGATATCTTCAACCGTATCGTGCTGAACGTAGACCAACTTCTTCATATCTACACCAACGGCAGAGAAGAATTCATCATTGACCGCATTTTCGGTATCAATAAGAACCGCAACACCACCACGCTTCTGTGTGGTAGCAATAAGTTGTGCACCGACCAACGACTTACCCGATGCTTCTAATCCCGTCAACTCTGTGATACGACCGGCGGCAATACCACCGTTCGGACGATTACTGATTGCGATATCCAACATCGTATTTCCCGTTGAAATGAAATCGGTCAAATCAGTCGGGGTTTCCTCTTCTCCATCAAGGAAGTAGGCAACTTGTCCATCCTTGTACAACTTGTTCAAGCTATCTGCGATAACTTGGGCCAGTTCATCGCGGTCAGCGGATGGCACTGGCTTCTTTGGTGATTTTGTTTCCTTAGCCATAATGTTCCTTTATGTAACAAAACACGCAGGGGCTAGGTAGTTTTAAGGCTACCTAGCACCACAGCGTGTCTTTGGTTAATTAATCGTTGAACAGCTCGTCAAACGCATCAACGGCGTTCTTGACGTTCTCCTTTGGAGCGGCAGCGGTAGCCGTAACAGCCTTCGGCTCCTCAGCCTCACGAGCGGGAGTGATGACCGCATTATCAGGGTCAAGATACTTCTCAAGCGTGACCTTCAGCTCGTTGTAGGTCGGCTCCGTATAAAGCTCCTTGATATCGGGCTGAGTGGTCATCCACAGATTCGCCTGTGAAGCGTCCGACGAAAGCGGAGTCTGTGACGGCTTGACCTTTACCGAAGTCTTGGCGAAACTGGTATCCGACTTCTCCTTCGGAATGTACTCAACTACGATGTCACGACCAGTCTTAACATCGGTGATATCGCCGTAATCGGGGTCAGAGATGTAGGAAAGAAGTTCCTGATAGACCGTCTTACCGAACGAGTAGAAGCGAACACCCTTATCCTCTTCACCACGAACGATGACAGGAATGTAGGTACGGAGCTTCGGCATAAACGGACGAGCCTCCGCATACCGAGCCTTCGCATCGGGCTCACGCTGGGTATCATTCCGAACGGAATCAGCAAACTCCGCAATCGGGTCACGATTACCATACGAGAGAGGTGAAAGATAAGTCTTGTTGCCGAGATAGTGGAAGTAAAGTTCGATAAAGGGATTCGCGGGGTTATCCTTCCACGGGACGATACGGATGACCGTCTTGCCTTCCTTGGGCTTCCAGATAGCGGTATCGCGGTCCCCACCGCCGGTACGCTTGAAACTGTTCAGCTTGCTCTTTAGTGCATTAATGTCTAACGCCATTGTACTTCTCCTTGTGTTTAGAGTGTTTAGGGTGTTTATAACAAGTAGTTTACCCCAAGTGTCTTGAAGTATACTACCAAAAATTTAGTTTGTCAAGTGCAGTTTAGAAATTCAGAATTTGTTGTATTTTAGTACGAACTATTTTTAATTGGCCGTGGGCCGTAACTAGAATAGAATTCTTTAATTCATCCCAATTTACCCTATACGCCTTATCAATAATACCACCATTCTTACTTGCGATAAGAGCATTTAATGCATTAATGGTGTATATTGTATTGGTTTGCTTTTTCCGATGTACGGAAATAGTGGAAGCCGGAGGTTGGTGTCCAGCCTTCAATGACCCCACAACAATATTATATGTTAAAATTAGTTGATTGGCGTCATCAACATTTTCTAACACATAGATATTATTAAAAGCCAATTTATAGGAATCTTGGATAGCCTTTACGTGCTGTTCCAATTCTGCGGCTGGAATAAACGTGCAAAGTAACTGAGTTTCGTTCATATGATACTCTTAAGAAGCGTTAATCACTTCAAATAAGTATCAAATTGTCTTTGATAAACTTATATTTTATGTAAGAAAAGATTATCGTAATTAGCCCCACGATACTGACGAACAGGAAATCCACCGGCGCTCAATATATTGGCCACGTTTTCCATAGAATCCAATTCAGTATTTGGGACATCCAATAGAATTGCATCATACGTGTATAGAATGACTCTAGATTCATGCATTCCAAGGAAATTACAGACATCATACACCCGTTGGATGGCTTCTTCGGTTTCCGTCAACTGCATCATATAGTTGAATACCTTGTTCTTGGAAGCGTCCACCAAGGTCACTTTGCGACCCGTTCCTGACAATACAAATCCATTCTGACGGTATTCTTCCCACAGTTTGGAGGAATACCCCTTAATCTTTTGGAAGAACTCTACGCCACCCGTATCGTCGGACTGACCATACATCAAGGCAAAGGTACGGGCCTTAGACTCCTCATACTGCTCTTCGGTCACTTCATCCACTCCATAATACTGCTGAGCGAGATAGGTGTGAAGTGAGGTGGGTGGGAGTTGGTAATCCATTAACTTCCCAGCCAACCGCAAGTGGAACGCCTCATAATCGAACTGAACCAATGTTCCGTTTTCCCCGAACCGACTGACAAACTTCTCACGGGAACCATCGTTTTTGTTCAGAGCGGCAAAGTTGATGCCACCGAAGGCATTACTTGGACGGCCGGTAGACGTATAGATGTTATAATCGGAATATACGAAGTTATTATCGGTCGTATACAATCCAGACTTCTCAATACTGGCCAACGTCGGAATCGTTATCTGGTTGATGAACTGGAACGCCGAGTCGTGTTCCGTGGACTCATATCGCTTGTAGAGATGTTCGCAATGTTGAAGGAACGCCTCTGCGGTTTCCACCCATGAAGTCAACGGGATACTATAGTGAAGATTCTTGAACTTGAATTGATTTTTAATCTGATGAATACCCATCGTATAGAATTCACGATAGATAGGAATCACATCATAGTTAAGGTGTAGTATCGTAGCCAAATCTACAATGTTTACTGCATTAGTCAGATGACGCAGTTCCTTCTGGTGAAGGGTAATTAACTTGTGTGCACGCTTCAAATCCATCTCAAAGTGTGGAGCGTCTGGATGGTTCACGGATACGGTATAGAACGTTCCATCGTCAAAACGAAAATGGAGTGATGACAACTTGTTCTGTACGGGATGCAGAAACGCATCAACCGCCACGGGATAGACGTACGCCGTCTCTTCCTCTAAGCGGTTGGTGAGTTGTATAATATCGTCTAGTCGCGTGATAACCATTGGTTCCTCAATAATATATTTTAATTAAATATAATATTAAGTGGAACGGTTGTCAACCCCTTGAAAATATTCTAACGGGTTGTATAAGAGCCGAGACAACTCAGGCATCTGTCTACTATAAAAATTTACGGTAACTTGATTTTTGTGCCGGGCACCATACACGGGCTTACCATCCACGGCGGTAATATTGTTCGCATACCCCGAAATTAGCCACGGTAATTCAAGTGTTTGATAAAAAGCATTTTTCTTAAACTCATCGTATTGCTTCTTATCAACTTCAACCACCTTTGGGTCGGATATAAACTTGACAAAATATCTACTAACAAATCCTTTTTCAATATCCGTAGTTGTTATTTTTGGCTTGTTACTTAATGGTGCTTTCATTATTGTTCCCAAGGCTTGGGTACGCCTGTAATTTGGATTTTGGTAAAGTCTTGATTACGTACGCTTGCAGCAGATGGTGTAGTTGTTCGTCCTTGTGAAGCGTTTGGATTTTTAACTATACTGTTTGGTGGGGCGGACGTTGTTCCGGCCGGTGAAGTATCCTTACAGTGTGTGTATACTGCTCCCGGTTCTAATTTTGATGTTGGACGATATCTAAAGCGTCCTTGAATTTGTGTAGTCCATCCAGTTTGTGCAGTAAACTTATGTATTACTTTAGTCACCACATAGAATCCTCGTTCTAGAATAGATGGCACGCGGTCTATCAAGAATGATTGAAACAAATTTATACCACCTATACCCGGCAACGTAACATCTGCGACGGTCTTTGTAAGATTTGAACTATTAAATGCGTGTGCAATTGGTTCTACTCTACCGTTTTCTAAGTTAGTAGAATCTATATTTAACTGCTTCATCATTCGAGATGGATTAATTTCAATCAATTCCAAGGCAGTACCTAAATCAGCATATTCTCGAACAAAGTTCACTAGATTGGGATTTCCTAATGAAATAGTGGCATCACCCACATCTAATTTAGCCTGAATATCGTCTATAGTAGTTTGATATTTTCTAACGTCATCCCCGTATGGACCAGTATACGGATCTCTACTAACGATACGTTGCGCTTCGGTAGGATTATATCCCGCGCTTTGTAGTCCACCTAATTGACGAAGCCGTGCATTTTCTAATCCTATTGATGCCAACCGTTGTTCTTCACGTAAATTTCTAAGTGCATCGTCTTCGCACGCACTTTCTGAAATACAATCTTCATCGGGATTACACGGAGTAAACAAGTTCTGAATTAATGACAATTCTCTTAATTCTGGTACATTGATAGATTGTAACGTTCCCTTTTGCGCAGGACCACCAATATTGGCAATAGCTTGCACCGCAATAACCTGAGGTAAGTTAAAATCTACTGCCAAGTCTAATAAATCACTACCAAGTTCTCCATCTTGGAATAATTTAGTTTTTCTATTGAACATATAGATATAGTTAGCATCATCACTGTTCGGAGATGCTTCATATCTACTTATTTTAATTCCAGATATATTGTCTAAAATATTATTCGATTGTAATTCTTCTAAATCGATACTTAGGTCTGTCTTACTCTCCTTACTTTCCAATCTGGTTAATGGCTTTGACAAGCCCATATCAATAATATGCATGCCCGGATTAGTTACATCCGTTGAATAGACTTGTAAGTTCCAGTATCCTTCTGTTGCAGAATTCATCATATTCAATAAATTACTGATTGCCGAACTGACTGTATCTGCCGATGTAAATGCCTGCTTAATAGCTTTCGTGTTTAACCACACTCCACGATACAGATATGAGGCGCCCGCTTGAGAATTTATATTGTTAAGTGTATTTTCAAACGGAACAGATGATGCATAAAATTGGTCAAGTAAGTTATTATTATTTAAAATTTCTAATCGTTGAGATGCATCTGAAGATCCTGGTATTTCTGCAAAACGGATAATACTTCGATACCTACTCTTGTCTAATGAAGTTTCATACGCGGATTGAGCTCTTGGATTAAAGACCACCATAACTTCCGGATTAACTGACCGTAAATTTGGATGATATCCAACTTGATTAGCAATAAGACCTTTATTAGATTCTTCTTCAGTTGCTTCTTTTGAAATACGTAATACTGCCAAATCTGCTGCGGCCGAAGTACCTAACATACTGGCAATTCCGTAGGTTGTGTCATTTAATACTTTTTCTACGAAAAATCTCCAACTAATAAAATATTCGTTTTCTCTGGTACCGCCTTCCGAGCTGGCGGCACCGGTACTATTTGATTGTTGATTTCTAATTGGAATAATCTGTCCACTCCATGTATTATCTTCTAAATACTTGGACATTAACTTACTAAACGAATTTTGCTTCCAAGAATAGGCGTTATTAAAATATTCTTGAACATCCATAGTTTTACAATTTGTTGTTGGACTTGCACACGTAGATTTTACTCCCGTGTGCTTTGTTGGAACTTCAAATTGTTGAACAGAATGTACGGTTAGATTTATTTCGTATGTATTATTTTTGTTATACTTTAAATTAAAGTTGGCTACATAACAAATAAACAGTTCATAGTTACCATAATTGTTATAGATATATCGCTTGATAAACTTCTTTTGTTTATCGGGATTGACAATTAGTTCACTAAATTCGTTTTGGATATCTTCCTTTGGTTGATTCCAATCATACGGGGTAATCTTAAACTCGTTTTTGTTTGATGACATTCTGCCTAACTCTAACACAACTCTAGTCGCCGGTCGTAGGAAATATGTAAGTAATGCATCTACTTGACCAACAGAGTACGCTGCAATTTTTATGTTTGCTTTAAGTAGTCCACCACGAACTCCCATAGGGCCAGCGGTACTACGTTCCGCGTTTATTTCCGTGATGCCTGGGATAGGAATGTTACGTTGGTCGGTTGTGGCAGCACTACTAGACACCACAACAGGAATTCGTACTGGCGTCCCAGTGGTTCCATTTGATGTAGCATAGCCAATAATACTTCTATTATCTTGTGGATAGTAGATGTCCTTAAATGAACTTTCAGGATTTCCGTGCATACCCAACGACGGACACCATGCCGCGCCTCTTGCCGTTAAATTACTACTCTTTACGTTCATCAGAGAAGTGAGCTTTACAAACGGCATATACGTATTAGCTGTTTCAGCCGCTACTCTCCGTCGTGTTAACTCATATTGAATTTTTGGATGAAATGATTCCAGTGACCCAATAAACGGAGTAATCGCTGAATTACCGAACTCTGGAGCGTTTGAAAGTGTAGTAACCAGTACCCCTTCTTGGGAAGGAATCCAATTGATTCCTACGGATAGCCAATATTCATTTACTCGTTGTCGAGCTCCTTCTTGGTTTTCATCATCCCACCTAGCTTTTCCATCCGTTGAATCCCAATATCGGGCTTCATTTACAGCAATTTCTTTTATAATTGACCGATGTTGTCTGCTCTTTGCTCTAAGTACAACAAATGCCCGTTGTAAATCACTCTCTGTTATATTTCTTTGTGTAACTTTACCGGAACTGGTTTTTGTTCCTAAATTTCCACCAATACCTGTGTATAGAGCGTTACTTGTCGCTGATCTAAATAATGGTCGGCCGGTAATAATATCACCGTGAGAAACGCCAGACCATGGGTTACTGGTGTAAGTTAATGTATTCCATTGTCCCGTCGTGGGGTCCGCTCTATTAAAAACGATGATATCTCCGTCAACTAACTCTATAAATCGTCCTTGCCCACTCTGACCAGCGGGTATTATTGGATTGAGTACATCAAACGGATACGCTCTATTAGTTCGAATTTCTTGTGCGTATTCGGTATGTGCAGTTTTATTTTGTGGAAAGGCTAATCCTGAAGTTCTTGCTATAGCTTGCTTAAGAACCCAAGATATAAACGCGGCACTCCAAGGTGCATCAGTTATAGTTGACATATTAAATATTTGGAATAAATAAACTAGTTCCTGGCTGTACCGCTAAGCTTCCATTTACTAACAAATTTGCTTTAGCGATGACCCACCAGTTATCAGGTGTTTTGTAAAATCTATTAGAGATACTATCAAGTCTATCACCTTCTTGGACGATATAATAAAATGGAATATCTTCTAAAGGAATAGCTTTGGTCAATTCCGTGGTATAATACGGAATTTTCTTTGAGGAGTCAACCGATAGCGGTTTAACGTATCTATCCATTTTAGTTTCCTCCAGACAAATAATTGTTTATACATGCGTCTTTATCTTCCCCAGCGTCTTGACAAAATGCAGCTGCCGCAATACGCACAAAATTAGCATCTGCTTCGGTTCTCTCATATTGTCTGAGTGCAGACTTTATCTTCTGCACTTCAGTGTTATTAGGTAACGGAATTTGTCGAGGAGCCGGTATACGGAGAACACTTTCTGGTGCACGGAGGTTCCCGCTTACAACAGCTGAGGTCGCAAATCGAACTCTGTCTCGGAGTGATAATTCTACTCTTGTAACTCCTCTACGTGCGGCTTCCTTTACCGCGGCATCAACTACATTATTAGATCTAATCGGCACAGTTGATGCTAGTCTTGCTGAATAATATGCTGGTAAATCTTCTGTAATCTTGTAGAATGGACTATTATAGAACTTACTACGTTTTTCGAGTAGCGATATTGTCATAGTTACATTAATAGTTTGTGATACTTCTCTATCAACGTCAAATGTAATATTTTCATCTATAAAATCAAAATCTAGTGTTTCGATGTAACACGGTTGATTATCATAAATACCACCCACGGTAATCTTAAATAATGGAGGAACCATAAATCCACTTTCGGATACATCTGCTGGGAACGCCAATCCCGTAAGAAAGTTTACCTTTGTCCATGCATTAATTAATTCTTTTTGTGAGAACGCAGCGATATTAAAATTCATACTTACTGACCGCTTTGCACCTCCATACGTTACAAATCGTTCAGTACGACCAACGTATCGTTGTTCATTGAATTCAGTCTTTGTTGATTCTTTTAATTGAGAAATAAATGCTCTGAACTGTACATTATTATCGTTACTGTCTGTGAATACGAATCTTATAATGTCAACGCCTTTACCTTCGTGCTTGGTGTTTATACCACCGTACCCTATTCTATCAGTTTTTCCTTGTTCCGTCCCCGCATCAGCAGACCCATCCAATCCAATATTCAATGGGTCAAGGACTGAGCCAGCACTTCCATTAATTACAGGATTTATACCACTGGTTTCTACCACCGAGGTAGCTATATTTTGTTGATAAAATTGCTTTTCTGCAAAGAACTTACTATTAAATCTATCTTTAGTTCTTTTTAGTTGATTGTCTCTAAATTGTTCCGCTGCTCTAACAAAATCTGGAATCTTTTCTGGTTCCTTCAATGCCGCCGGAACTTGTATACGACCGCCCAATTTACGTATTACACTGGTTGCTAACCCAGTAAGCGTAGTAGTTACTTTCTTTTGTACAATACTTTTAACCGTAGCCGTGGTAGATAATCTTGGTAATCCACGTGAACTTAATGGTTGGGGGTCCACGATAACTGGACCGGATGATTTAGGTGTTAAAGTACCTCCAGTATAACCAAATGTTCTATATTCTGGTCTAGATGTCAAATAATTTTGTGGAAATGGGATAATCGTATTTGCTGCTTTCTTTAATTGTGTAGATACAAATGACCGTAGAGAAAGTGAAGGTAATGTTGGACCGCCTGTGGTAATAATTTTAATACGACCCGCGGTGTCCGACACAGTACTATTTTGAAGTAGTCCTGATGGATTTGGTACTATTGCGGACGTTACAATATGACGACGAGCGTGCACGAACGGAACAGTATTTAATAGTACCGAGGCAGGATTGAATAGTTTCGTATTGACGAACGTATTACCAGTTTGCAACAACGTTTGTTTAGCAATAAAAAGAAGTCCATCGGACGATTTTAAAAATCTACTAACTCTTGTAACATCACGTTGAGTAGACACCACAGGAACAGATTGGCTATCGCTTTTAATTCTACTACGAGAATCAGCGGTATCTGGAAGAATACTGATGTACGGTTGTCCATCAGGAGTTTGCCGAGTAGCGAACTTCCCGTATATTTCTTGCGACGATTGGGCAAATCGGTCAGCTAATGTCGTAAATGCCATAATTATGCTCTCTCATTACGTGAGTACACACCAACCAAACTCATACGAGGAACCGTTCTCATTGTACCGTCAATATTAATCGTAGTATTTGCGTTTTGTAATGTAGCGATTAATGTGTCAACTTTTCTATTCAACTCTGAGGTGTCACCCGGTTGCAGTGCTCCTTGGGACATCAAGCGAGTTCCTGCCAATACCGTATCATTATTGTTCAATGCTACCGCGCCGGTTGGAGTTACCAAGGTACGTTCACCGTACCCAGAGATTACATCATCTCCCTTGAATAGACTGTATAGACCGTACCCTACCGCTGCGGTGGCTGCGACTGCTGCAATTTCCGGTGCGGCAAACGCAGCAACCGTACCACCTAATGCCTTTCCTAAACCTTTTAATGCTCCACCACCAATGGCAGTACCTGCCGCAGAAGCCACTATTTGCTTTGCTAAACCACCAAAACTTGAATTAACCGCATCAGCTGCGGAAGACAACGCCGCTAGTGCTTTGGAAGTCGCCGTAGCGTTAGTTCCTAGTTGGCTTAGCTGTGAGTCTAAATTATCAGCAGTAGTACGTACTTGACCAGCTCGGAGTAATTGTTCAGACGATACTCCTAACTGTTCAAACAAAGCACGGAAGCTGGTGCTCTTAAAAAATTCTGATGGAACTGTTGCTCTAAGGTAAGCTAGTAACGCATCTGGTCCTTCTTGTTCTGCAATTCGAGTTAAGGTGCCAAAATCAATTTGCCCACCCAATTGATTTAATTGGGCTACGGTATCAATCGTTCCTTCTAAATTGGTAACCAATCCCGCTTGAGCTGATTGAATAGATGCCAAACTGATTCCAATCTTTTCTGCATCTGCTGCTGCCTTGGCAAATCTATTTCCATATAATAAAAATGATAAGGAATTTTTATTAACAATAGTAGCAAGTTGATTAGACGACAAACTTGCTCGACCGGTCGCTTGACGAAACGCAGTAAATTGTTCTGTGGTGGTTGCCCCGATAACAGTCAATGCTCTTAGCGATTCACCAGTTAATTCAAATTCTGACCCGAATCCACCTTTTAAATTACTTGCAAGTTGTGCTGCACCTTGTGCACTGAATTTAAATCCGTCGCGTACACCAATGAAGGTGTCTGCTAGAGATTTTTCAACTGCTTGAATTTGACTGAGTGACGCTGCGCGATTTGCTTCTAAACTAATAATTTGTCGAACGGCCTGTGCACGATTCTTAAGTTCTAATTCTATTCCTGAAGTAGCGGACACTCCGATGGTTTGACCGAATTTTCTTCCAGCATCGGCTACCTTTAATAGTTCAGTACCCAGTCCAATCAAATTTTTCTTAAACTCTTTAGTACCCGCAGCAGTATTCTCTTGGCCTTTACCAAGTGCTTCTGTTAATGAGGCTATCGCACTGCTTAATGATGAAAAATCTTCTTGGGTTGGGGTTGCCATAGATTATCTCTTGGAAGGTTTACTACGTTGGTTTGACTTGACCAAATCTGCTTCTTTTTCTTTTGTTTCTTCTAGTTGCTTCATATAGAAGTTTCGTAAGTAAACCGGCATATTATAGACTTGTTCAAAGTTAAACGCACCATTACTATAATATGCTAATGTAAACAACATTTTATGTATTTGAACCTTGTTCTCAGAAGTCAGGCCAAAAAAAGGTTGCCCCAATGGGCATCCTCGCTGCGGTAGTAGTGTCACATTGAGAACACGTAATATTTAAATTAAAATCTACATCAGGCGAAACCTTTTTCATTTGTTCACGAAGTGCCCGAATATCACGGAGAATCATTGCATCTGCAAACTCTCTGATACTTTTCTTGTCCCGATTACCATTGACTGAGGTAATAATGTACTTTAATCGGGTCGATGTGTCACCTTCAATAGCCCCATTAATTTTCTTTAAGGATTCTACCTCAGCTTGAATATTTTTTTCATCGCCGCGGGTCAATAACTTAAAGGTAATACTAATTCCAGTGGGTAATACAAACGTATGTTCGCCGTTTGCCGAGTCACTTTCTGGAGTAACCATATCTAATTTTGAAAGGTCTACCACGTGGTCAACCTTCTTACCACAAGATGAACATAATAGTTGAATTGGATAGTCTTTTCCATACCCAAGGATACGAGCCGCAACCATTACTGCGTTTAAATCCCCGACCAATAAATCATCGGGTTTTACACCCTTGGTAACAATCAAACTTTCCATCAACTTATCAATTACCACGCCTTTCTGAATGAGATTGGTTGAAGTCAAGATATCTTCTTCCTTAGCGGTCATATACTTGATATCAATGGTCCCACTCCGTAACGGGCTTCCCTCTGGATAGAGTTTTCCACCACTTGGGAGGTCTATCGTTTCTGTCGGGAAACTATATTCTGCCATAAATAACTCCTTAAACTATTTGGTTTTACCACCTATATAAATATTAATCTTCTATATTTTGAGTGGAAATATCTTGCTTATAAACACTATTAATTTTCTTCACAAATTCCTTAAAATAGGACTTAGAACGTTCAGGAGTGACTAACGCCCCATCCACCACTAAGTCTGCCACCTGCTGTTTCTCTTTGAGGATATCACGCATATATTCATCGATGGTATCGGCACATAACATATAATAAACTTGAACTTGTCCTTTTTGACCGATACGGTGGGTTCTGTCCTCGGCTTGTTCGTGATTCGCAGGAACCCAATCGCAATTCAGAAATACCACGGTATCTATCTGATGTTGGAGTCCGTCAATACCCATACCTGCTGCCATCAGACTGAATAATCCTACTTTTGCTTCACCCTTGGTCAATCGGTCAATTGTGACTTGACGTTCCTTACTATTCATTTCACCCGTTAAGAGTGCTGCCTTGTCCCCATACTGTTCAGCCAAGAACTTGAGCGGAGCAATATAGTTACTGAAGATAAGGATAGGTTTATCGTTATCCAAGAACTCATCCACCATTTCTACCAATCGTGGAATCTTCTTTTCAATCAAGAAGTTTTGAAGTTTCGGCATGTGACCGATGGTAGGTTTCTCTACCTTCCACCGACCAAAGACTTCTCGTAGTAATTCCTTGTATTGTTTCTGTTCGTCCTTCGTTAATTCTACATACAAGTCATTTCGTTGTTTTGCTGGAAGTTCAGTAAGAATCTGTTCCTTTTTACGACGAATGACCAAATCTTTGGTACGGTCGTGGAGGTCTTGGAGATTACGGGGTGCTTCTCCCTTCCATCCCCCGTAACGTTGGGTAAAATGGAAGAAGTTGTTGAAACGTTCTTTGTCAAGGAAGTTCAACAAAGCGAACGCTTCGATTGGACGAGACATCACGGGAGTACCGGTGAGGAATAGGCAGTACTTCGTTTTGATGCCTGGATATTTGCGTCGTTCTTTATACGAACCCAGAATACTCTTTGCTCGTATAGTTTGTCGGTTCTTGAGATAGGTTGCTTCGTCACAGACTAATAGTTCAAATTCTTGCTTTCGTAAGTCACCGACAACCTTACCCACGGCGTCATAATGGACAATGTGAAACTGATTTGACAGCTTACCATCGTAACTCTTACTGTCCCAGATGGTCGCATCCTTCCCAGTAAACTTCTTGATTTCACGTTTCCAGTTGACCACAACCGACAACGGACAGACAATCACCGTCTTAAGCTGCTTGTGTTGAGCGAATCCGATAGCTTGTGCAGTCTTACCCAACCCAGGCGCATCTGCGATGAGACACCGACCATCTGCTCGTTCGACGAACTTGACGCCAACTTTCTGGTATGCGTAAAGCTGAAGTTGCATGCCATTGATGTCAAAATCAATATCATCTTTGACTCGTATCTCATCTAAATCTTCACGGCGGTCTTTGAGCTTTTCCAGTAACTTCAAGACTTTCTCATCACATTGGATATTTTCTTCGCCAAAGACCTTAAACACTTTCGGAAGATGAACTGCTGGAAACTCCCACGTTTTATTTTCCCCATTCCACTTACGACCGTCTACTTCGTACTTGAAACGTTCCATCAAGGGTGGATTATATGGCATAGCGACAGCCCCCGTTTTACTATCAACTAACGTAACGGTGACTTGAACTGATGTTGATGTTTGGGGCTTTTCTACCGCGGGAGTTTGCGTGGTACGGGCAATCTTTAAATGGGAAATGTCTTCACCAGCCAATACCAGTTTGGCTGCTTCTTTCCAGACTTCGGGAATCCCAATCGTGGTGGTCATCCATTGGAGATATGATTGATTTCGATAATAAACAGTCGAAAGCGAATATCCCTTGAATTTTCCCCACGTAAGTATTGCGGTATCAGCTGACGGATGTACCATCTTCGACCTTGACGTATGTAAATGTATCTACGTCTAATCTCCACCCATCGTTGGGGTCTAATCCTAATAGCCGCATCATTTCTTCGTTAGCGACCACTACTTTGGTGGTCAACTCTTGTTGATACGTTTTCAATAATTGGTTGTTACTTTCAATTAAATGGCGTAATGCCAATGGAACTGGAACCGTTGCTGTCATAATATCTACCTATGGTGTTTAATAAAATTTAAAATGCCGTTTAATATTTGTCAAGGTTATGGAATAGCAGGGATGTTTGGATTTGATGATGTTGGTAAATAATCTGGACATCCTACGCTTGAGTATACATACCCAGCAGTTTCAATACATACGATACTGAATTGAGAACCAGACGCTCTGTTTGGGTTAACAAACAAAGATAATGAAGTAAATAATCCAGGACATTCTTTTGTTCCGGGAGGACACACGGTATAACTACTACCCATATCACCTTGTTGACCGGTTACCCCTTGGGCGCCGACAGGCGAAGTACTTGTACAGTCTGACGCAGATTTGTGAACACCGGTCGTACCACTTGCTGGTGCATTAATGACTGATGTTACGAAAGACGCTGTTGGAACAACAATCGATGCAAATTGTGGTCTACTTGCCGTAACCGCAGATATCGAATAACTAACGTTTGTGTTTACCACTAAACTTGAATTACCAAATGGAAAATAATATGACATTAGATGCTGCTCGCGCAAGTGTTGCCGGTGAGAGTGATAGTTCCAGCGCCATCGGTATTGAATATCGCGTTACTTGTTGGGTCTGATAAACTTGATAGGTTAACTGCGAGTGATGAACATGATGAATCATAATATAATACTACTCCGTTCGTTAATGAACTCGCATTGGCGTAATAGGTTTGTGCAAATCCGTAATTACAAGTATAATTTACCCCATTAAATGTAGCGGTACCAAGAGCGTCTGTGGTGTAGCACACAGTATTAGACCCCGTACTTCTGGCTATAGATAACAGATACACACTATTTCCACGATATCCAGATGGGCCGGTCGATCCTTGTGGACCCGTTGCACCCGTCTTGGTATAGTTCGACCCACTAGCACCAGTAGACCCAGAAATATTAAGTGCCAAACTCGCGGTATTAATTGCTATGGTACCTAAATTATATAAAAACTGTGCCGTTTGTGTTAAGCTTGCACTTACCGCGGTATTGGTAATGCTTATTGGTACATTATGAGGAAAAAATTGCATAAATAATCCTAGAAAGCGTCGGAAATACCACCGGGTGCTCCCGTTGGTCCTTTACTACCGGTTGCTCCTTGTGGTCCTTGTACATATATACAAATCCCATCAGAACCATTTACACCAGCCACGCCTGTAATAGCTTTCGATGCCGTATAAACTCGTATAGCTGCACTCGCTGTTGCTGCATAACTAGCATACGAAGCAGTTAATACGGATTGTAAATTTGCTGAACCCGACCCAAATGGATAAAATCTCATATTATTCTTCTGTGGAGAGAATGTAGAGTGACGCGGTGATATTTTGTGTAGCACCCGTTCTATTTTCTAATTGATACCCAAGCGTTCCGGTTCCAGTAGAAAGGTTTCCAGCTTCCCACGTGTAGGCTTCCAACACAGGAACAAACTTGTATGCAAAACTTCCAGTATCAAAAATAACGTCTGCAATCAATTGTGATGCGGCCGACGAGGCCGTATCGAATGACCGCGTTTGTTCTGATGACGGAACATCTTCAATTCGTGTTGAATATAGTCTTAACCGTGATCCTGTTGTGGCGCTACCACTTAATATTATAAAACTCTTCTTTGTGGTAATACTACCAGACACGCCATACCCCGTAGTAGGGATAGATGACCGACTTATTATTAATGAAGTGCGGTCGGTGATACTATCTCCAACAACTCCAAAATCATATACTGTTAAGTTCACCGCTGTAGGACCGAATGAACTACTAATATGATACCATACATCACCATTACTAAACGTGTTTCCGATAATAGGCGGATTTAAATCAAGGCTTAGACCAGTTCCTTGTATTAAAGAAATATCGGAGATTAATGCAACTGAATCGTTGAGATTGAAATCGGTAGGCCCTCTACTAGCATCAATATTGACACTAGCACTGTCCGAATATAATCTGATTCGCGTGGTCTTATTTGATTCTGCATTTAATAAAATAAATGCCCCACCGGGACGAGGTGCCATAGCCCCACTTACTATTCCTGCATAAAATGTAGGAATAGTAAGTGTTCTTCTTGTAAAACTCGCCCCGGCCAATACTCGTTCTAAAATACCCATGTATGTCTCTTATGGAAAGGTACCACTATAAATATCTAATTTAACCAATAATAGACAAATTTTACCGATAATGGTCACCACCAAGCCACAATACGAAGGACCGACGAGTTCCCTTAGTGACTGGGGCAACCCGGTGCATCATATAGGATGGGAAAATAACCACATTTCCACGACCCCGTGGGGCTTGAAGTGGACCATCTCCACCCTGCCAGATTTCTAAATCACCGCCTTCATATTCATCTGGAGCAGCTAATTGTACGGTAATAGACACCTTTCGGAGTGATAACATGCCAGGTCCGATGTCTTGGTGCCATCCATAATGACCACCAGCAGAAGCGTGGTATTCGGTGTATTGAATTCCTTCTGGTGCGGTATGTAAATCGAAGTTCCAAAGTACATCATTAGCTTCGATAGCCATTCGCATCAACTTATCATATAGCCATTCCCACTTTTCGGTTTGGGGAACCCACTTAATAGATGATGAGCGGATTTGCTTATTCCCACCAGCAGTGGTTGCTTCTTGGAATGGGATTTCGCCAACTTCCCGATAAATCTTATCAAGCTCTTGGTCACTAAACCCTTTGTCAAACCAGTAGTAGTTCTGTGAATCTACGTGCTTTTTTGGGAAAATAAAAGTGTTTTGCATACATAACTCCTTAGTTAGAATATTTAGAAAAATATATTTCCTTGTCGTTTTCAGTAATCGGGGTAAATTCAGGTAATCTAGAGGTGATCGACCATTCCGTTACACAAACATTTTTAATTGAATACACTACATCACTACGTTTTGTAAACTCTCTGGTTATAAAATCATCACCAAACCAGACTTTTAATTCATTTGGGATAGGCGTCCATCTGTCTCGCTTAAACATAAATAAACACCCCCACCCCGTACCTCGACCTTCTGTATTGACTACTTGAATTTCCGTATTGTGGACATCCGTAATCATATCTTCACATAAAAAGCAACTCGTAGATAATCCGTAGATTCCGTTTTCTTTATCAGCGTGCGATTGATGTGCAGTTAATATATATGGTATCGATGGATTGCACCATACATCGTCGTTTAGAATCATCACATATTCACTCGTAGAGATATCAACTCCTAAGTTCCACGCTGGGTTTACATATATATTTTCTATTTGCTTGTTATACTGTAATTTACTTAAACCCGTTAACATTTCAGTTGGGCAAGAATTCGAATCATTATCTATCAAAATAATTTCATTAACCAAACTGCTATTATTTAAATCAACTAGCACTTCTCTAAATCGTCCTAGGTGCTGCTTCCACATCGTGGGTATAACGATAGAGTACATTTTAATCCTCGTAAATGTAATTTACAAAGTTTTCTTCTGTTCCAAATCGACTTGGTACGCTTAACGGGTCATTTGGGTTGATTCGATATGGATAATCGTCTACGCCAAGTTCTGCGAATCTTTGTGCAATCCTAGCATTATAATGATACATAATTGTTCTAACTCTACGTTGAATATCTGCCCTCGACAAATCGTGTGTATTCTGACCCGTGTGATTATTATAAATAAACTGAATGTATCCGAGCTTTGGTATCTTTACAAATTTAGTGTGTAGAAATGTTCGTACAATCAATTCATAATCATCTGCTATAGCCAAGTCTCTATTGTGACCACCGACGGCGAAGTACACATCACGACGCCATACTCGTACGTGGTTCGGTACTCCAACAATATGACGAATTGTTTTTGGGTTGATGTTCGAGGTTAAAGCAACATCCCAATTACATCCCCGATAATTAACTTTTCTATACGTGCCATACCCAAGAGAGAATCCTTCCCCATATGTAAGCGATACCCAATCTTCGGTTACTTCGACGCTATCATTATAAATAAATCCAGCATCGGGAAACTTATTTGCTGCGTTCATCACATCCATCGAACAGTTGTCGGTTAATAAGTCGTCGTGGTCCAGTTCTGCGAGCCACTTACCCCGAGTCAAACACGCAGCTCTATATTTTGATTCCCCAATGATTCCCTTGGTCTTTTCTCTAAAATCATATACTCTAACTCTGGGGTCTTGTGCTGCGATTTGCTCTGCGATTTTTAACGTTTTACCACCATCGGATGAATCGTTAACCATCACCCATTCCCAATTTTGATAGGTTTGCTCTTTCAACGATTCGTATGTTCGGACTAGCTTAGTTCCTGTGTTATAAATTGGAGTAAAGTACGAAATCAAATGTTCATTACTTTGTTCAAGCATTTGATTCATCGCACAATTATATGCGATATCTCCGATATTCTGTTGCGTTGGAGGAACAGTCATCCACTTTTTACGTACTTCTAAATTTGAATAACACAGATTTGGAAACTTTTTATAATCATCCGATACGGTAATAATAGAATCGGGTTTGACGTTTATTAAAATATTGTTTAACTGTGCATCATCCTTGGCGTACGTGACATCTAAACTAACATCTTCGTACCCCAAGTAATTTATACTTTCAAGCTTTGGCTCATCAGGACCAATATATAATACCTTTGGTACTCTAGCTTTCTTGACAGCTGTTAAGTAGTTGTAAAAACACAGTACCTTGTGGATAAAGTGAAACTCATCGGGTACAAGATTATATAAAGGTTCAATAAATCGACCGTCCGCATCATACCCACCTTCATATGTTTTTAGACTATACAGAGATGTATGTAAGGCATATTGGGCAGAATCTATATGACGGAGCTTCATATGTTCTGGGCCTACCTTACGAATCTCTAATCCCGTAAAATCATTTCCACCGACATATTGTTCAAACACAAATCCTTTCTTGGTTGGATTTTGTTGAATCGCTTCCAGTAATTCAGTATAGAAGTCTGGGTGTAGGATGTTATCATCATCTAGAATTGAGACGAATCCTTCTTCAATCCCCGCCACTATCGTACTGATTTGCGGATAAAGATAATCAGTCCCATTACTTTTAAGAAAATAAAACCGTGTTTGGTTATTTTGCAGTCGGTTTAACAGCTCCGCATCAATATCCTTAAGTGTAGTAGTATCAAATAACAAATGCCAAACCACATCAAATGGGCTTGGAAATACCGTTTGTTTAATTTTTTCTAGATTATGTAACCGAGTACATCTAGTAAATAAATGTAATTTTAACACCATGCTCTCCTTATACTGAATAATAATACTCTGGCGTATTAAATAATTCTTTAAGCTCTTGCGTCAAGTTATCTTTGATTCCATACGTTACGGGTCTACCAAAAATATCTTCAAACTTTGAAATCTTATCTAAGAAATACTCATCTGGCTGATTTTGATAGTGCATTAGCTCAGAATGAGAAAAGTTGTTTAATTTCTTTCGTATAGATGGTAACCCACCCAAATAACTGAAATGCCACGCTGCATCATAAATAATCTTCTTAAATCCCGACATTGGACTGTTTCTCATCCCTTGAACAGAATTTAAATGTGCCGAATAATATTCAAATTCTGTACCCGCAAAATCATAATAATTCTTCTTAGTAAATAATTGCGGGCCTGGTATTGTCGTTTTATTATCTACGTAATTTACATAAAAGTAATTGTTTGTCATCATAAACGTGACCGGCTTTCCGTGGTCATATATGAACCGCTTGTCGTAAAACTCATCCGTGTCACTTATAATGATAATATCATCGTCCAGTTGGTCGGCGATAAATGAATTAAGCTGTTCTCGTAGCTTCCATTCATTTATCCACGGACCTTGTGGCCACGTATATTCAATCCCTTTTGATACGTGTTCAAACTCACGATTAACCAAATATGTTATTTTGTCTTTATTTTTTAGTTCGTCACGAATTGTGGGAAATACCAATTCTCTATCTTCCCCATAAAAGTTTTTGTCTGCTTCACATATTACAAACTGGTCTACTTTGTCATCGTAATATGCCAGACGCTTCTTTAGTAAATCAACCTCGTCCGAAAAGATAACACAATCAATTACCTGCATTTTACCACGCTACATCAAAGAAGAACAGTTGGAAGAATCGAGCGGTTTCAATACTATCACCAAAGTAGTTAGTAGCAGCATGTAACGTCTTTGCATCGAACATTACCAATCGGTTATACACGTTTGCAATACTATCAACTAATTCGTAGGTACTATTGTCGTAGAAATTCATTTGACTTGACCGACCCTTAAATGTACGTTCATACAGTTCTGGATTGTCATCATAGTTGTCAAATCGGGTTGCTCCCGTAATCTTACTACGATACGTTGCGGTTCCAGAGTTTAATGGGGCATCGGGCGTGAGGTATACCATCGCAGCGTATGTTTGTGTGTCAACGTGGTATACAATCGGGTCTGTTGATGTGCAGTATTGGAACTTTCCATTTGCATATGACGGGTCATTCCAATTAATAATTTCTTTACCTAAGATACGCTCGAAAGCTTCCTTCGTTCCGTTTAGAATGAAACGTTCTTCACTACGCTTACCCCGATGATAATCCGAACCAGCGAATGTCAAATTATTCATTGCGAATGAACGAATCCAATCTGGATTGTCGTAGAAGTTATCGACGACTACTACCCCTTTCTTTTGTATCGGATTAAATCCAGAATAAAATATCGCCCACTTCTCAAATGTACCAATATTCTGAACCGTTGACCCGTCCGCTAAAATAAGTCCTACGGAATCCTTGATTTGATTTCTATCGATTGTTACTTCGACGCCAACGTGGGGTGTCTTTAAAAATGGATACACCTTAACCACATCTGGTCGAAATCCGATGGTCGTAAGGATTGGTTGGTTATTAAGTGTTATCGAGCTGATAGCTTGTTCTGTGTGAGCCAGCCATCCTTTGAATGTCAGCGCACTTCCGTTAACTTCTAGCGAATCCATATACCACAAGATACCGTTAACATTAGTAAAATGATTCATAATGTCTTTCATAGAAACTCCTTAATTGGTGTAAAACAAAACGTATTCATACCAACATATAAGAAATTCTCATATGGCAGTATGAATACGTGTGTTTATTTTTATTGTAATATAACTCATTTATAGTCCTTATGCGTTGTAACCTATTTAGTATACACCTTTACTCGTCTGTTGTCAAGTCCTTATTCTTTAATTTTTCAATTTCTAGGTCTAATTCCTTGATTGCTTGAATTAATAGGGCGACAATCTTTTCATAACGAACGGCCATATACCCATTTTCTCTGGTGATAACGACTTCAGGAATGACTCTTTCAATTTCTTGAGCGATAACACCGATGTCGTGACCATAGTTTTCGTGAATACCTTCCATCGGTATCCAATCAAACTCATATCCACCCAATTGACGAATCTTTTCAATTGCACTGGCAATAACTTGCTTATTTTTCTTTAATCTAGCATCTGATGAATAGTAGGCAACAATGTCGTTAGTTGCACGAATATTACCAGCCGTACCCGATGCAGCTGTGCCAACGCCTAAAGAGTTTACTTGGGCGTTAGAGTTTGTAGTAAATCCACCAGCTGCACCTTGTGGTCCGGTTGGACCTTGGTTCCCCTGCGGGCCTTGGCGGCCTTGTGGTCCGGTTGGACCTGCACCGCCGGTTGGTCCGGTTGGGCCTTGATTGCCTTGTGGACCAGTACCACCTGTATTTCCGGTTGGGCCTTGGTTCCCCTGCGGGCCTTGGCGGCCTTGTGGTCCGGTTGGACCTGCACCGCCGGTTGGTCCGGTTGGGCCTTGATTGCCTTGCGGTCCGGTTGGGCCTGTACCGCCGGTTGGTCCTTGATTACCTTGTGGTCCGGTTGGGCCTGTACCGCCGGTTGGTCCTTGATTGCCTTGTGGACCAGTGCCACCTGTATTTCCGGTTGGTCCTTGATTGCCTTGTGGGCCTTGGCGCCCTTGTGGTCCCAAATTTCCTTGTGGTCCTGTTGGTCCTTGGTTTCCTTGTGGTCCGGTTGGGCCTTGATTGCCTTGTGGGCCTTGATTGCCTTGTGGGCCTTGTCGGCCTTGTGGTCCGGTTGGACCTGTACCGCCGGTTGGACCTTGATTACCTTGTGGGCCTAATCCTTGCGGTCCTTGATTGCCTTGTGGACCAGTAGCACCACTTGGACCTTGGTTTCCTTGTGGACCGGTACCACCTGTATTTCCGGTTGGACCTTGGTTCCCTTGTGGACCTAAATTACCTTGTGGACCTAACGGACCCTGGTTCCCTTGTGGTCCAGTACTACCCGTGTCACCGGTTGGTCCTTGATTACCTTGAGGTCCAGTTGGTCCTTGGTTTCCTTGTGGGCCTAGGTTACCCTGCGGTCCTTGGTTGCCTTGTGGCCCTTGGTCCCCTTGCGGGCCTTGATTACCTTGTGGACCTGTGCTTCCAGTTGACCCCGTTGGGCCTTGATTACCTTGTGGGCCTGTACTTCCGATTGGACCCTGGTTTCCCTGTGGGCCGGTTGGACCTTGATTACCTTGTGCCCCAAGTCCTTGCGGTCCTTGATTTCCTTGTGGACCCGTGCCACCAGTTGGGCCTTGGTTGCCTTGCTGACCTAAGTTTCCTTGTGGTCCTTGATTGCCCTGTGGACCTTGATTGCCTTGTGAACCAATTGGACCTTGATTACCTTGCGGACCAGTGGTACCCGTATTTCCAGTTGGACCTTGGTTACCTTGTGGTCCGGTTGGTCCTTGGTTTCCTTGTGGGCCTTGATTGCCTTGTGGTCCGGTTGGTCCTTGGTTGCCTTGCGGACCCTGGTTTCCCTGTGGGCCTTGATTGCCCTGAGGGCCTTGGTTCCCTTGCGGTCCTTGGTTCCCTTGTGGCCCTTGGTTCCCTTGCGGGCCCTGGTTTCCTTGTGGGCCGGTTGGACCTTGATTACCTTGATTGCCTTGTGGCCCAGCAATACCCTGTGGTCCTTGGTTGCCTTGTGGCCCTTGGTTACCTTGCTGACCCGTTGGACCTTGATTACCTTGTGCCCCAAGTCCCTGCGGACCTTGATTACCTTGTTGTCCACTTGGTCCTTGATTGCCTTGAGGGCCTTGGTTACCTTGTGGACCTTGATTGCCTTGTGGTCCTTGATTGCCTTGTGACCCCGTTACCCCCGTTGGCCCTTGATTACCCTGTGGACCGGTGGTACCTGTATTTCCAGTTGGTCCTTGGTTACCTTGCGGACCCTGATTGCCTTGTGGACCTTGATTGCCCTGCGGTCCTTGATTGCCTTGCGGACCCTGATTGCCTTGTGGACCTTGATTACCTTGATTCCCTTGAGGGCCTTGGTTGCCCTGTGGACCTTGATTACCTTGCGGACCCTGATTGCCTTGTGGTCCTTGTGGAGTTAGGGCAAATGATGCAGTTTGTGCATAAGAAGCAGATACTGCAAAACTACTGGTCCCAAACAATGATCCTGTAATACCTTGGGAAACGTTTAGTGACCCCGTAACTACGATACCACTTTGTGATACTAATAGTGACCCCGTAATAACCGCACTCCCAGAGAATGGGAATCCAGAGCCACCCGCATTTAATGCGTACGAGGCAGTAAGTGCTTGTGATGCGGAAACTGCCCAACTACTGGTACCGTACAGAGAACTGGTAACCGATACGGACGTAATACCATCGTTCGTAGTCAAACTACCTGTCAATATGTAATTTCCATTCAGCGTCTTGGTATTATGCCATATAGCACCATCATATACTAACAAGTCACCCACAGCAGGACTTGTAATTCCTACATCAGATAGTGAAGCTAGTGTGGTTGATGCTGGGGTAACACCAGATGCTCCTATACCACCAACACTACGAAAAATGCCGCCTTGTACGATTGCTGACGTTGCACTATCTGTTAAATTGGTACAATCTTTTCTAACGATTAAATAACCTAAGAATATTGCATTGAGTGCCGTATTCGGTGCTTCCGAGAACGGTTCGGTATCAATACCATTCCGTGCGTCAAGTAGCGTGGCATATTCTGCATTACCGTAATAAACAATAAATGCACTTGTTGGGGAGTTTGGAACCCAGAATACACGTTGAACAGTCCAGCGATTTGTAGCTGGACTAGTTCCTGTTACTGTGGTTAATTGTCCCGTAGCAATGTTTACATATTGTGTTGGGTCAATGACCGTATATCCTGCTGCGCTAACGCCTGTATCAATGATTGGTGTGGATCCGGATAGGTAATACCGATAAATTTTTGAGGTCGTCGTTGCAGCTTCTGTAACCGTGGATGGGTGGTTTGCATTAATTGTATAATTTGAGCCCTCACGGAATGCCGTTCCTGCGGTTCGATTAATTCCTAAACTTGACCCACTTGCGGTTAGTGTATGCCCCGTTACCTTTAATGGACCGAATGCTCTAATAAAGTCATCATTCTTTTGAAATCCACCATAGGAAATTTGTGGGGAATTAAACACCCCAGTGGATACACTACCACTTAAATGCAATACTACCCCGAGGAAGATTTCTGTATCCCATTGGTCGATATTTGTTGACCCCCACGCGGCGGTTTGTTGTACCACATCGCCATTACTATCTAATCCAACGTAGGTAATCTTTGCGGAACCCGAGTACGTGATAGGAACATTTGTCTTATTTCCCCATACGACATATTTTACTGCGGGGTACGGTTCATTTGCAAGACTTGCATTTTGTGTAACGATAAGACCAGACCCCGACGTGATACTAAATGTCGTTGACCCCAACGAAGACGACATAACACCACCATTTAGCAAACCCGTATATAAATTTGATTCTAACCACCGTAACCGTGTGGTGTTAAAGAATCCGCTTCCATTTTGTGTGAAATATAAGTCATTGGTTGACCCACTGACGTAGATGTAGGATGCACTAATACCTGAATCAATATTTGTAGTCGTAGGATTGAATCGTATATATCCTGTTTCTTGTAGGTCGCCGTATATATGTACGGACGGATCGGTAACCCCGAGCGCACTTGATACTATCAATGTTCCCGATAATAGTGTGTTTCCTGCTAATGTATTATTACCAATTTGTGTGGTTGACCCCGTAATGTTCAAACTACCGGTAACAATTTGATTACCTCTAAAGGTATTTGACCCCGTAGTGGCAATCGTCTGAATACCGGTGGTATTACGAACATCAATTTGCGCAGACGACGATACCACACCTGGCGGTATGGAGGACGAGACTTCTGCGGAAAAGTTATTAATTGCTGATGTGGGAATACTACCGGTCTTGATTAAAACCCCAGATAAACGTGTTTCGGCCACTACTCCACTCCGGTTAAATTAAGAACTATCATATAAATAGATGCTATATGAAATCTTAGTATAAATATCATTTTTTTATCCAATAAACAGAAAAGACACGCATTCTGGCGTGCCTTTTCTATCTATACGTTATTATTTTATGCGTCTGTTAATATAGGAGCAAGGGCAAGAAGTGCCGTAGGTTCTAATTCCATTGAGTCTGGAAAATCCGACAGCTTTAATCCGACATTACTGACTTCGACCACTTGGGACAATAATTCATCTAATTCCATATTAACCAATTCAATCTTGTCATTCGGGATTGTGATAGTGTTTGGAATTACCTTACCATCCTTATCCAACGCTTCGACCAAATTATCTAAATGGTCCCGCTTGGCGTACTTTAATCGGATTTCCTTCATAGGTTCTTCCACTGCTTTTGCAAATGGTTCAAGAGTACGAACCGCAGTGGTTACCTTCCATGCCAACTTAATTGGAAGCTTGTGTTGGCTGACCGTACTAAGTGCCGATAAAATATTCAAAACCTGTACATTTGTTAACTGCATGGTATAACCTCCAAATAATTTAATATATCAAATATATGTTAAAACTATGAATTTGTCAAGGACCGGTTTATACCGAACCACTTACGGTTGGTGTTGGTCCTCCAAGATTTTGTCCCCACGGAGTTTCCATTACGTCAGACCACGGGTCATTCTTCTTGGTGATTTGCTTTTGAATTTGTTCATTTACGTGTTGTTCATAGGTTCCCACCACAACAGCTTGAACCCATCCCAAGACTTGTTCTTTTGTTAATTCTTCATATGGAGTAAAGCTACCACTTGCTGGCAGTGAAAGTGGGGTTGCACCTTGGAATACTCCCGTAGTACCATTTTCATCTGTGCCTGTCTTGCTCCAACGCACATGAACAATTACGTTGCTCAATCCGTCGAGTGTTGGTGCCTTCCGCATATTGGTGATGTCCCATGTGTATGTTATTGCCATTGTGTTCTCCTACCAGGTCATCTGGTTCTGTTTGAGAGTTATGAGTTATTTATACGATTTTCCAGCTCTTCTATTTTTGCTTGTTGTTCCTTGATGGCTTGCACCAAAATAGGAACCAACCGAGTGTAATTCAAAGTGAGATAGTTTTCACCTGACTTGGACACTCTGCGAGGATTGGTTTCATCACTGAAATCATTTTCCACGTCGAATGGTGCCAGTTCCACGAGTTCAGGATAGAATGCTTCCACTTCTTGGGCACTCAACCCAATTTGTGTTTTATTGCTACCAAAGTTGAAACTGTTGGCCAAGGCGTTGTCCACATATTTGAAGGGTGTCCAGGACTTGATGGCATCTAATGCACCCACAAGTGTTCCTGTTTTCTCCTTCAATCGTTCATCTGAGTAATATTGTACTAAGTCTTGCCAGACATAGAATCGTTTATCATAGGTGGCTTGAGCACCCACTTGACGATTTTGCGGATAACTATTTCCTACGAACCCAGTTTCAAACGATGTGGTGATGGAGGCAATCGTCAACCCACCGCCAGAAGTGAAGTAGATTTGTGCATCGTTCGTGCCATCGTTACTTTGGTCACCTCCGTAAAACAACATACGTCCTTGGAAGATGGTTCGATACATGTAACTGGTACTGGCTGGGTCAACATAATATCCCGTGTCATTTTGGTCATAGAACAGAGGCGCACGTGCACTTCCTGCCATAACAGTAAATCCGTAATCAATATAAAATGCGCTACCATTCCAATACCAGATCCATCCACGGCTGTTATCATGCACCCCTACGTTATCACCTGTGGTGGACATGAACACGTGACGAGAACCGATACCCCACCCACTCCATCCGTTACGACCACCGCCGTATGTGGTGGCGTTTCCGTAACTATTACCTGCAGAATCAGCCGCCCATATACCACGACCATATGATTGGAAATACAATCCACAATCTCCTTGTGGTCGGAACCAATCGTTTGCCAATACATAAGATAATTGTGAAGTACCAGCGGGGTCTATGTAATAGCCGGTATTGTTGTTATCATACATAATGGTATAATAAGCTGCTCCACCTCCATAGGTAGCCGCCCCGTTACGATATATGTCACCATACAACCACTGTGTTCCACCCGAGTAAATGCCACTTGGGTGCCATGATGCTGCCCCGGTACCACCTACGTTACCATTACCTTGATAGGAGTACGTTTGTAATGCGTTGAGATTAGAGGTACTTGCGGGGTCGGTATAGTATCCTGTATTATTGCTATCATAGAAGATGGGAGCACGAAATGAGCTAGCAACCCAATTGTTACCAGACATATCCAGTTCCCATCTATTAAATCCAGCAGACCATCCACCAATGCGCATCACGTTGTCGCTGTCGAGTCCCATATTGACAGCGTAATAGCCGCCACGATGGAACGACATAATTGCGCCGCTTCCGTTGTTTGAATACGCTTGAAGCGGCGGACTATCGGAAGTCGTATTTCGATTAGCGACAAATGTATTAGCACCAGTCCATGAATTATTTGTGCCTAAAATACTAGCGCCAGATGGGCCCGTTGGTCCTGTTGGTCCGGTTGCACCAGTCGGTCCTGTTGACCCAGGAGAACCCGTTGGGCCAGTTGGTCCTGTTGCTCCTGTGGGGCCTGTTGCGCCTTGTGGGCCGGTAGATCCTGTTGGTCCGGTTGAACCAGTCGGCCCGGTTGGTCCCGCCACGCCTTGTGGTCCTGTTGGTCCTGTTGGGCCAGTTGCTCCGTTAGAACCAGCTGCGCCTTGTGGGCCAGTTGGCCCCGTAGGTCCAGTTGGGCCAGTTGCTCCATTAGAACCAGTTGCACCTTGTGGACCTGTTGAACCTGTGCTTCCAGTTGGACCTTGGTTGCCTTGCGGACCTTGGTTACCCTGAGCTCCTGTTGGCCCTTGGTTGCCCTGAGGGCCTTGGTTGCCTTGTGCACCAGTCAATGATAAGTCTGAACGTTTCTTGATACTACCGTCTGCGTTCAATACTAAGATATTATTTTCTGTGGTACCAGTTGGGGTTGACGGAAGAATGAGTGACCCCGTAAGTGCTAATGATCCTGTGAAAGTGTGCGTATCATCAATACTGTCACCAAACTTTGTAGACCCAGACCTATAGATGACCGATGAAGAAATAAATTCTGTATGAAATTCTTCTGCGGTAATCCGTCCTGCAACGGTAAGATTTTGTGGGAAGGTAAAGTCACTATTACCGAATGTTGTTCCAGTAAGACCGCTAAGTTGAACTTGTGCGGAATGTGATACAGTTCCTACTGGAAGAAAATCTCGTACTTGTGTAGAATGAGAAACAATGTTTGCTGGAATACTTGAAAGCTGTCCGTATACAACTTGAGAAGAATGTGATACTGATCCTTCTGGAAGAAATGCTTTGACTTGTGCAGAGTGTGATACAATATTAGCGGGAACTTGTGCTAGCGTGGTATATGGAACGTTAACAAGATTTATCCCACTACCAGAGTATGATCCCGTGAATGACCCCGAGAAGGCAGAGTGCGATTCGTCGTCATCTATTAATTCCCCTTCGTTGGCAGCGTTTTGTCTAGTTCTTTTAACAGATAGTGCTCCGTCCTTTTCACTAAGTCTAATATTGCCCATATAAATGGTGGACCCACTGATATACAGCGAGCGCCATCTATTGGTGGCAGACCCTAAGTCATATTGTAAATTGTCGGTTGGAACAAAGTGTCCGGATGAAGAAAGTTGCGCAATGCCAAGGAATGACCCACTAAAGGTTCCCGTGGACCCACTGCTGTTATTAACAAGTGCGCGAATCCAAATGGTGGATGATGATGGAGGCGCTGATACGAATGTTAATATACTTGAGGAAAGAGTATAGTCATTTGCATAACTATAACTTAAACCATCTACTGCAACAAATAAAGAAGAGGAATGATATGGTGTAGTTAAATTGTATTGCGTTTGTACCCCATCGCTGGTGTATCCAAACGAATCAATTTTTGTAGTCGCTGATACCTGGGCCGTTGGAAGATTGGTTAGTTGACTACCATCTCCCTTAAAATATGATGCGGTGACCGCATTAGTAATGTTTGCACTGCCAGAAACTATCAGCCCCTTTCTGGCTACGAATTCATTTGCCATAATTCCCCTTCTTCATTATCCAAAGGTTTATATTAAATTGTAAATAACCGTTAGTTTATATTATAATGCGCGAACAGCGGTTTTGACTATCCAGTTATCAGAATTAACTGTTGCTTTTAGTCGTGCATTGCCTGAAAGAATGTCTGCACTTAACACGACATCGTTTGTGTTCCCCAAATCGTTTGTAGATGTATCAGTAAATTCTACATTACCCGTTTGGTCCCATACTACCATTACCGTGCCTGCACGATAATTGGTTGTTTTCTTGATGACATAATCAAAGAATGCTGCATCATAACTACCCGTGGATACAGTAGCAACTACTTCGGTGCCAGTATCTACATCAAGGTTACTTGCTGATGCGAATAACACACCTTGAATGATTGCCCCACCTTGTAATGAAAGTTGGTCGGTGGTCGTTGCTCCATATGGAGTAATATTTTGAAGACCAAACGAATAACTGCTGCCAAGATTAAGTGGTACAGTATTAAAGGTAATCGGGTACGCGGTAATATGTCCAAGCGATGATGAAAAGTTTGCCGTATCGAATGATGCGACACCCTTATTACTTCCGTTTGCTAATTCACCACTAATGGTAAGCGTTTGATTACTAACACTAAGATTAATACCTTCACTTGCGCTGACGATAAGTGCTTCATTCTTAAGATTGACGTATCCGTTTGTAGTTGTAGTATCATCAGATCCCGAAATGATTAAGGTAGTAACGATACCCGACAAATTACTACCGTCGCCGGAGAAGAATGATGCGGTAAGTGACCCAGTTACGTATACATTTTCTTCTGCATGTAATGTATTACCAACAATACGAAGTGGAGAATATCCTGGTCGATTATCGATGTGATTTCCTTCCGTTGCTACTACGACACGACCATCAACGAGTTGTGCTTCGTTACCCGTGGTAGTAGTATTTTCTGGACCGAGGATTACGATACCACTGGTAATTGATGACCCAGAGATATTTTGTGCTAACCAACGATTGGTGTAACTGTCCCAATATAATGAGCCAGTTAATGGAGTTGCTGAACCAGAATCAATAACTGACATACCACCAAATCTAGTGGCGTTTGTTGCATTTAGAATAATTTCATTATCAGCAACTACAACTTGGGATGATGTAACATATTGGACAGACATTGATGTTACAGTAAATAATCCTGTAACATTCAAACTTCCAGAAATGTTTACATTCTTTGCAATTCCAACACCACCCTGAACAATTAAAGCACCGTCAGTGAAATTTGTACTATTGGTGGTGTCACTAATCGTTTGAATACCCGTAAAGGTATTTGAACCAGTAGTTGCTAATGTAGAATAATTTGTTGTTTGTGTGACATCGATTTGCGCAGAACTACTGACTACTCCATCTGTATTGAGCTTTTTCTTAATACCATCAGTAAAATGAGTAGACCCCGTGTCAAGCGTTAACGTGCGGGTAGTTGTAATATCACCACCACCAGTTAAACCATTACCTGCTGTAATACTGACCGTTGAGTGGTCAACGTGTTGGTTTGCTACATAATTAGTGGTAGCGTTATGGTCTACTTGTGATGAAGCAGAGACAGTTCCTAATGGAATGCCGATAGTTACGGTGTTATTGGTGACTACCGTGGTAACACCGTTTGACCCACTAAGAGTTAATGTATCTGTTAATAAACTGAGCGTGTCATTTCCCGTTGACCCACTAATACGAAGGTCAGTGACAAGTCCCGTTAATTGTGACCCGTCGCCTTTAAATGAGCCGGTAAATGAACCAGTGGCGCCCGCTGATGCGGTGACTGGGCCATAAAATATACTATTACTGGAAACTTCAAGCGACCCAGTAATTTTTGCACCGTTATTAAGGACTATTAGACCTTTACGGGCAATAAATTCATTTGCCATACATTTCTCCCAACGGGGTTATCGTATATAAATATTAAATACTTTTTTAAGGATTCAAATTAGGAAACAATTTAAATAGACTTTGTACAGTCCATGCTCCGCTTCCTGATCCTTCACTGCTAACCCGTAACCGTAGTTCGTTTGAACTACTTAAAAACTTAAAGGAAATATCACTTGTATCGCCAATATCGGTAGTAGATACGTCAGTAAAGATTACACTCGCAGTATTTAACCACGCTGCCATAATAATCCCCATCCGACATGCGCCTGTACGTTGAGCAAGATACTCTACTACCATCCCAGAATATCGAGTCGTAGAGATATACGGGTAAATATATTCTGATACTCCAAATATACCCGTGTTAATTGACCCAGTAAATAATACAGTAAATTGTCCAGCATTTATTTCTAATTGACTAGATTGAACCGATCCATATAATGAACTTGTAACCGATGTTGCTGTGACTGGACCATCAACTTGTAATGATCCTGTAATAACAGCGGACCCACTAAATGGAAATCCAGAGCCAGCTCCAGCATTCAAGGCGTATGACGCAGTTAATGCATACGAGGATGATATTGCGGTAAGCGCTACATCAGCAATGCGATTCCACGACCCTGTTCTGATAGGCGTGACCGCAGTAGGGACAATATTTACATTATAATCGGTGTTCTTTTGAATATTAACGGATATACTTGGTACATCTAGAGCTAAATTATCGTCCGTGTTCTCCCGAATCACAACCCGTATATTTGGTATACCGGTACTGAAATCACTCATTTATTATCTCGTCGATGCTGGGCGTACTACAAAATATCCTTCAAGAATACGTCTGGTGATTGAACCACTAGTCATATTAACATCGTATACGTATTTACGTTGTGTAAATGTACTTGTTTGAGCTGGAGTAAGTTCTAGGAAAAAACTTCCCGAAGCGTTAGGGGCCAGTTTGGTGATAGTAAATGAAGCGGCAATTTCATCAGTATTATAATTTTCTCTAACTTGGCCAGCAAAACTATAATTTGTAATATCCAAATACCCGCCTTGGTCTACGTTTTCCACGCTAGCCAATACTTTGAAAGTTTCACCTTGACCGATATTAAATTCAGTAATGTCTGCCATAATCTTCCTCGAAAAAATACACCTTTATATAAGTATCATAAATTCTTGGTATACAGTAATTTCCAACAAAAAACCCCACCTTTTGAGTGGGGTTTTGTGTCCTGTGACGAACTAGTATTAGTAGTTAAGGATGCAGTAATCTGGTTGGATACTGAGTGAGATTACCATTGGGTCATCCTTTTCCCAAGTCATTTCACCGAATTCAATCTTAGTGATTTGGCATCCCTTGAGAATCCATTCTTCAACCTTATCACCGACTGGTCCAAGCACGTTGATGATAATGTCCTTCTTATAAAATTCTGCATATCCGTCACGACCGGTAACTGATTCGTGGTGGAGACGAACCCATTCCATTACTGCTTGTGCGCCTGATGGAACGATTGGGTCATATAATTCAAGGTTCATTTCTTCCCAAATCGTCTTACCCTTGACATAGCGTTGAAGATTGATGTGGTCAAGCTTCTTCTTTTCTTGGGTTAACTTTGGACGGTCTGCCTTCTTGATGAGATAAGAAGGAACACCATCTAACAACATTATATACCGATTCGCAGTCTTTGGTTCGAATGCGGTAAAAAATAGTTCTTGTTCATTGACCAAATTTGCCATATGGCTCTCCAAATATAGATTGGTACTTTAATAAATAGTTGTTATTGAAAAAACTGATTAGATGGTATCGAAGGTTGCACCAGTTGGGAGAATGTTGAAGTCCAACTTGATGAATTCTGCGGTACGGGTTGGTTGGAGATAGATTGCACCAGCCAAGATGTTGCGGTCAATGATGTCTGGTGTATTATTGGTTTCATCCATTACCACACGGAATGCGGTCAACCCAGAACGTTGTTGGATACCTGCGAGGTATGGGTTGACGATGTTCAAGAAGCGAGTACGTGTTGCTTCGGTATTTTGTTCGAATACCAAGTAACGTGCTGAACTTGCGATATACTTCTTGACAGTGATAAGTAAGCGACGAACGTTTACGCGGTCAAGTGCTGATGCTCTACGTTGTAATGTCTTTTGACCCCAAACACAGATACCTTGTCCTGGGAACTGTGCGATTGGATTGACCTTTGATTCGTATAATTCATCACGTTGTGCTTGGTTCAAACGAGTCTTGACACCAACTGCGCCTGGGATACCACCACGATTCAATCCTGCTGGTGCGAACCATTCTGCGCCTTGTTGGTCAGAGTATGCGTATACTTCTGGGAGAACCACAGATGGTGGAGCCCAGATAAACTTACCAGTGATATCGTCTAGTACACGAACCCAAGGATAGTATGCTGCTGCATAATTTGTGTCAAGGAGTTCAGCTTGAGTAGTAACTGATGAAAGTGTTGCATCAAGTGTATCAAGGTCAGCGATGTAGAAGCAATCACCGCGGGATTCACAAAGGTCAATGCCAGTTTGTACTACATAACTGTGTTGTGAGTAAATTGCTCCTGGAATTGCTAAGAGATTGAAATCTACTCTATCTGGATTACTTAATTGATTTAGTGCTCTCTTAAATTCAACTGAACCAGATGCTGCTGCGTTTGAAAGGTTGAATCCTTGACTATTTGTTGCAGTGATTGACCCACCCAATGCGATGTAGCGGTTTGGCTTGAATCCATCAAATCCACCTTGAAATGGAACAGAGAAGCGACGATATGTTACGTGGTCACGGTTGGTAAGAGAAATTGCCGAACCACCAACTTCATTACTTGCTAGGTTTTCGATATTGAATTCAGATCCAACAACGTTATTTCCTACGAGTGGTCCAAGATATGAAAGACTAGTGGTGTTTGAGAAATCAAATCCGTAGTAATTGGTGTTTGGACCAACAGCGTTAGATGCTACATACCCAGGAGTACTTCCACTGGTCCAACGACTGTTGACGAATGACCCCGTTGCAAATTCTCCAGAAGAACCAGATACAGTTGAATTTAGTTGAGCAAATCCATATGGAACTGAATTATCTGGAATTACGTCTGCACTCATTTCGATACGAATATACTTTGAATTATTTACAAAGTCACCTTCGTAATTTGTTTCAAGTGTTGTTGAATTGTAAGTTGGAACACTGTTTCCAATTACACGTGCGATATAATTTGGACTGGTTGGGTCAAGATTTAAGTTGTTGAAACTTTCAAGTACGTTTGGTGACTTATCGGTGTCATTAAAATCACGTACAAGAAGTGAGAATGAACCAAAGTCACTATCTGGGTCGATACTTGGTGAGATACCAGTGATAGAAATCTTTACTTCCTTGTTTGCACCAGTACCGTCACTTAAAGTATGAACCTTAAAGAGATTATACTTTGAACCACCGATGGTTTGTGAACGAATCCATGGGGTAGTTGCGTTATTATATTGAGTAAGAAGACTCAAGGTCGAAGTGGTTGCAGTCATTGTAACGTTTGCACCAGCTTGAGCAATTGCGTCTGGGAACACTGCGTATACATACCCTGGAAGGGTTGAGTCACCATTTTGTGGGTTAGTTCCAAAATATGAACTAATGAATGATGTACTAGTTTCAGTAGAACTTAGTGCACTTGCTGAAACATTCTTATTACCAGAACTACTGACGAGTAAATTGAAACTCGTTGCACCACCAGTAGCGGTTGCACTTGTAATCGTACTTCCTGATACGGTTGGATGAAGCACTGCAAAAATCTTACTACCCGATGAACCGGTAGCGTAGATTGTTGATGCGGTGGTAAGATATCCACCTAGTCCAAGAACACGAACAACTGTAGCACTACCTGCTTCTTGCAAGTAGTTCTTAACGGTATATCCCATATAAGAAGTGCCGTCAGGTTCACCGAAGTTAGTTACGAACCCGTCGATGCCTTGCACTGTGGTCGGGATAAATGCTGGTCCTTTTGTGGTTGGACCAACAAATGCCGCACCAATTTCAGCTACTCCTTGTGCGAGGAATGTTTGGTCGCGTTCTTGTGTAAAGACACCAGGCGACACGATTCTTTCTGCCATACGGTATTCTCCAAACTAAATTTGTTATTTCTCTGATGTAAATTCGCCGGTTTCAAAATTAATCGACCCAGCACCATACTTGTCCGATAACCGTTTAATTAATGTTTGTTCTTCTTCGAGTAGACTTTTAAATAGTTTGGTTTGTTCACCAAGCTTGTCATTCAGTTCTGCGATATCTGATTGGAGCAGCTGAATCTGTAATGTTAGCTGTCCGGCGTCAGAGACTACCGATGCGAGTTTGTTACGCAAAACACTAATTTCTTCCAATTCTTCCTTGGTAATTTCCGCCATAATAACCTCTTGGAGTATAATACAACTCGTATTATAAATATCTGTTTTTTTACCTAAACATCAATTATTATCCTTCTATTTCACTAAAAGTGACCACTTTTTTGACCCCGTATCGCTTCTTAGTCAATAATCCTCTGTTTAATCCAGCATCAAGTTGTGTTTCTGGAAGGAGATATGCGTATACGGTCATATCGAATTGTGTTCTGACTACTCTATCCGCATCGTTAGGCAATTCTGTGACTGGCTCAAACGACTTAATAATAGTACGGAATTTATACTGATTTGGTTCTCCCCAGAATTCATCACTTTCGAATGAGATATTTTCTACGATAGAATTCATTTGTTCCATATATTCGGTCCATACCATACAGCGATATGTTATTTGATAATAATCTGGGGCTGCTGTGGTATTATAATATTCCCGGCTTGGAACTATTTTATTTGCTACACTAAACTGGTCATATGGTGTTCTACGATTCCAACCAGTATAAAATGTACGGTCATAGTATTTGTTGACCGCAGAGTTGATTTCTGTTTGTTTATTCATCGCCGTGCGGCGAAGCATGATGATTGGAAGTTGAATCTTTCCAATGGAATCACGTAATACTCCGTCTTTTTGTGCAGACTTCCAACGTTCAGGACTGCCATAAATTATCGGCACACGTACTTGAACATTTTGTTGGGTCACTATCGGCTTAATACGTTCAGACATATACTTTAGAATAGCATTATCTATCGTATATAAGGTAACTGATATTGGTGGAGCAGTAGTTTGCGTATCGTCTGCCCGATTTTGTAGCCGTGGTGATTGCTGATTGTCGTTTACAATCTTAGTTTCATCTGTCATACTTGAGCCTCTTCAATGTCAATACTTGTACGACGAGTGAGGTGAGCGATACAAATAACTGCGGTATTAAAACCAGGCTTTCCTGCAATTAATTGAGTTTCTGTAATGTTATTGACTTCATAATAATGATTATTATATCCGATGACATCGCCAATTTCTGGATATGTACTTACTTCTTGTAGCATACGACGAGCGAATCTGAACTCAACTTGTTGTCGTTGGTTTATTCCAAAGCCATCATCATTGTTAACTATGTTCTTATCATATTTGACAATCGCATTTACTTTAACGGGAGTATATCGTGGCTTAGCTGAACTTTCTCCGTAAATGTTTACTCTAGCCGACGCCACGACAATCTTATATAAAATAACGGCAACATCCATTGTCTCGTCAATTAATTCCCGAGTAATGTGTTGAATAAATTCAAAGTCACGTTGTGTAACGAAGCGTGCCATTTATTAACCTATGTAGATGAGAGTTGGAACATTACGGAATGTTTCTTGCATTGCCTTAGAATTTTCAGCTTGCTTTTTCATTTGAGCTTGGAGTCCAGTTTCTTCAAGGGTTTCTCTAAGTTCTTTAATCAATGCTTCCTTTTCTGCTACTGCTTCTCTGCGAAGAATTTCCCCGTCTAAACGAATTTGTCCATCTGGGTATGGGATATTTTCAAACTTGGAACGAATGATACCAAGGAGTTCTTTTGCTAACGCCAGCGTGTACTTAAATATCCACGTACGAGACATATCATTTGTTTTGGTATACGATATGTGAGTATATGGAACATTTGAAAGGTCACTAGCAATGTTACTTCCAGATTGTAATAGATTTGCTTTCTTATCACTCTTTACAATATAATCAAAGTAGACAATTGAATCACGCTTAAATATTGGTGAGAACTTAATAATATTATTAGAGATTTCAAATCCATATTGACTCTTACGAACCATATCATTGATTTCAATTGCTTGAATACGGAGTAAATCTTCATAAGCTGGCATCATCACGAATGTGACTGGCGGTGAGTATCCGTCAAATCCGAATTCTGCCATCAAGTTAGTCAATCCAAGACCAGTAGTTGCAAATGGGTCATAGTAACGTGCGACGGCTGGAGGCATATAGTGATAGACCCGACGAATTTCAATCGCTGAGCCGCTTTCATATGGGTCTGCCCACAATGATTTTAAGTCGTATGATTGAGTTGAAATAGATGCAGAAATCCACCCACGCTTTACTTCAACATTTCCGCCGGACTGTGCTTCAACGCCGTAGTCATTTGCAATATTGATTAATTGAGGAATTGGTGACCCAATAATATTTCGTTGAGTTGCGCTAGTAGCCGTCGTTGCACCTTGCAACGTCATCATATATTCACGCGCATTAAATTGATTGACTTGATTTCCATAAGTCGTAATGGCTTCTTCAAAACAAGCATAAATTTGCTTGTCAAGTAGTTCCACTTCTACAACAGGATATCCTAACTTTCTAGCAACGAATTCGGCTGCTCTTGGGGCATCTGTTTGAAATTGGGAATCACTATCAAAGAATCCAAATGGAGTAATACCCACTGGACTTCTAGGAACACCATCGTAAAAAATTGGTTCTTGTGTTTCCATAATTCTCTCTAAATAGGGACTAGTAATAAATAGTTTTATTTAATCATTAAGTTGTATTTTTGAGGCACAGAAAATAAAAAGGGTGACCTTTCGGCCACCCAATTTATTATCCCGTTAATCTAAGATTAGATTAAGTTTAATCCGTCGATGTAAATCTTACCGAAGAATTCTGGACGTACAACCTTCTTCGCATAACGGGTCATCACACCACGGCGTGGGGTGAAGTTATTTGGGTCATAGACCAATGGTGTTAATACGAGTGGGATGTATGGAGCGTAGACTGCACCAGTTTCGAGGAAGTTACTTCCACGGAAGCCCATTAACAATACATTTTCCTTCATGTATGGGTTCTTGTAAATGGTGAAGCGGTTTTGGAATGAACCAACCTTACTTACGCCACCTGCGAATTCCATCTTGTCACCATCGGTTCCAGCCATAAAGCCTGGGATGGTTTCAAGGATTGTTGCGACGGTTGGTGAACATACTGCGAAGTTTGCACCACCACGCATGGTAAGTTGGTGAATCTTGTTACTGACCTTTTGCATCTTTTGACCGAGTGTTTGGAACCAGGTCATGTTGGTCCATGCAGTTCCAGTGAATGAGGAAGCTGCGAATGCTGAACCATTCCATACCTTACCAATTTCTGTTGACCAGAATTCAGTGGTTTGAGTTGGAGCTGCTTGGATTAACATATCAACGATTTCGAGGTCGATTTCAGTTGAGATGTAGTCACTTAACATTGCTGTTAATTCAGCTTCTGCATCAACACTGTGGTATGCGTTCAAGTCTTGTGCGAGTTCTGGTGACCATACTGCCTTCAACTTACGGGTCTTAGCAACGATGGTTTCTGACTTGAGTTCAAGGTCGATTTGTGGAATTGCTAAATCGGTTGAACCATCACGATCTTCGAAGTCACCACGGGTGGTGTCGGTTGGTTGCTTGACGTACTTGAGGGTGGTTGCTGAACCTGCGGTGGTGGTTCCAACAACGAAGGTGATGTTGGTTCCGTCGTACTTGGTGAATTCTGGAAGAACTTGTGCTGCGAAGTCAATTCCTGAACCGGTGATTGAGAATGCACGTACTGCTAAGAAGTCACCAGCTGATGCTGATACTGCTGGTACTACGTACTTGGTCAATGATGCGGTGTTGTACAAGTTGTTGTAGTTAACGTCTGCCCAACTTACTGATGCAGATGCAACTGCTACGATGGTTGTACTTACGTCATTGATTGAGTAACCGAAAGCACCTGCGCCGTAGAGGCCGCCTGCATCTTGGTTACCGAATGAGGTGAAGAGGTTACTTGAACCACTGCCGTAGAGTGATTGACCAGCGACCTTTCCGTTTACTGAGTTGCCGTACTTGAAGTCCATGTAGAACACAAGTCCTGAAGGAAGGTTCATTGGTTGGACTGATACGAAGTTCTTACTTGCGATACTTCCGAAGACCTTACGGACTAATGGAAGTGCGACACCTGCCCATTGTTCACCTGAGGTGCCTGCTGAGTTGGTGTATGAGTTTTCTGAGAGGAGTTGTGATGCTTGGTTTTCAAGCATTACTGCCATCCCTTGGCGGTCTGCGCCCTTCAAGCCTTCGAGAAGGCCTGACTTTTCCCACTTGCCCGCTAACTTGCGGGATTCTTCAGTGATTACCTTGTGTGCTGAACCGGCTTCACTGATAAGGTTCATTACGTCGGACATTGGTTATTCTCCTATGAGGTTAGATAAGACCTGCTAATTGTTGTAAGCGCTTTGCAATGGAGTTTTCTGAGATTACTTCCATTGCTGCTGCCTTTGGTGCGGTGCTTGGGGTTGCCTTACTTGCAAATCCTTCTGCAACGACCTTTGTTGCCTTTGTAGACTTAATTGTTTTTGCTGTTGAAGTTAATGTTTCAACAAGAACTGTGTATACCATCTTGACTTCACGAACTGAGGTTGCACGGTCAAAGTTTTCAATGACTGACACCTTTTGTTCGGTGGTCAAACCTTCCTTACGGAAGATTTTGTTGGTATATAAGAGTTTTGCGTTGAGAAGATTTACTTCATGTAGCTTGCCTCGTAGGAGCTTTACAGCCTGACGATATTCTGCAAGTTCTTTTTCAAGGGAAGCCATTTTTTCAGATGATTTCTTTTCCATTTCATCTTCGGCTTCGAGTTCCTTGAGGATTGCTTCTAAATCCAATTCTTCTTCTTCGCCTTCTTCTTCGTGACCTTTCATTTCTTCGCCTTCTTCACCTTCCATCTTATTTACATCTGATGGTTCGGTTACGAAAGTATTTACATTGGCTGCATCTTCTGCGCCTTCTGCGGTTCCGATATGTGATGTCTTTGCTGGAATTTCAGGCTTTTCAACACCAGCTTCTGGGTCTTCTGCTGGATATGCTTCGTCAGCCATTTCTTCTTCCTTATCTTCTTCGTCTTCTTCTTCGCCTGACATCTTCTTCATGTCTTCTTCGAGTTCCTTGATTACTTCGTCAAGGTCGAAGTCAGCTTCTGTCCAATCTTCGTACCAATCGGTTTCACCTTCACCTGCATCTTCACCACTTTGGTCATCTTCTGCGGAATCAAATGCTGCTGCTGAAGGTTCCTTGTTGTCAGAAGCGCCGATATCTGATGTAGCGAGGTGCATATCAGACTTACCAGTTGGTTCTGCTTCGTGTGCGTCCATTTCCTTAGCAGTTTCCATCTTTGGTTCGGCGGTAGCTGCCATCTTTGGAGCTTCCTTTTCTGCTTCTGGTGCTTCCTTTTCTTCTTCTGGTTCTTCCATGCCTTCTGCTTCGGCACGAAGTCTACGAGAAATCATAGACTTAATTTGGGGTGTGAACGTTTCTTCTAATGAAAGCTTTGCATTTTCAATAGCAGTTTGACGAACTGCTTCTGCGTCTGCGATAGCTTCTCTTAAAAGCTTGTTCGTGAATTCGAACTCTGCCATAAAAGTGCTCTCCTATGAGAATAAAAATGACTATTCAGAGCCATTACAAAGTAATATATACAACAAAATCACACCCCAAATGAGGTGTACTTTAAATATATATTAACGTTTTCTTAAAAACATCATTTTTTAGTTAGAATGTATTATTCTTCTTCTGGGCCTTACTCTCTTCCCGCTTCCGTCTACGGAACGCGTCTTGACTCTTCTTTTCAAGTCTTTTAGATTTCTTTAAGTAGAACTCTTTCTTCTTTAAATCTTCCATTAATTCAGCCCGCTTAACTTGCTTGACGAATTGTTGGAGGGCCCGTTCTAAATCAGACTGCTTATCGCCTTTTACTTCAACGTACATACTGCCTCCGTTTTACCGAGTAACTAATTTATATGCGAGGGTGACCATATCACCAATCGATTCATTATAAAACTTCTTTCTATTTTCTGGGGAAAGTTTGTGAGCCACCGTCACCAATAATTTTGCGGTAAACCCATCCACGTACTGTTCATCAATCTTTTCTGGTTCACCCGTCTTAGCAACGTGTAAAATCTTCTCAATCTTATTGTTTTCCATATTTGTATGAAATCCCCAAGGACCAACGTTAAATATTTCTGGGCGAACTGTTCTAAACTTTCTCATCAATTCACCAGCCTTTGCGTTTGCTTCATTTTCAGTATTTGACCCATCTTCACCATTTAATTCTTGACCATCTTCACGTTGCTTGTGATGAACTAATTCATGTGCTAATGTACGAAGAACATCGACGGGATGACGTTGCCCTTTAACAACAACAACTTCATCAGTAGAAGGATTGTATGTTCCAAAAGTCAAATGTTGAGCAGAATAATCATCACCTTCGAACTTAATGCTCTTAGGTAATGATTTTAATCCCAATTCTTTAACGGTGAACTTAACAAATTCCTTCGCTAATTTCATTTTACTTCACTTAAGAAATCGTATACAAGTGAATCGATACGTGAATATGGGGTAATGATTTGACTCTTAGTGTTTTCATTGATGAAAGCGCCGTGAGTACTTGGGTTACTGACGATATCGAAACAGATGAGACTGAAATCGTCTTGTACTTCTACCGTACTTTCGCCCATTTGACGAACCGACCCCATACCACGTGATGAGACACCGAGACGAATATTGTTCTTGATAAGTTCACGAACGATATTGCCAGATGGGGTTGAAAGGATTTCGATATTTCCTCGAACGTCTTGACCTTCAAACCAAAGGTCGGTGACGTTACAGCATACATTCTTTAAGTTAACAACTGGACTTTCTGGATGGTCGAGTTCCCCAAGTGCCCGGCGTTGTACAACGAAATTTTCTTTGTATAGTCCTGCTTCTCTCGAAAGAATTTCCCGAGGATAAATACGCCCATTTTGATTCTTTGCTTCAGCACGTTGAAGAAGTACATTCTTTAACATTAATGGCTTAGTAACATCGGCTGCTTCAACTAGAAGGTCTTTACCGTATTCGATAACGTTGTATTCAACTAATAGGTTCTTCATATTACTTTCCTCTGATGTCACGGACTTTGCCGGCTAGATGAATCAACCGAGCTTCCAACTTTAATAATCCTTGTTGGGTCCGGCGATATAATGCCTCACTGGCAATTCCAGACTCACTTTGTAAACGGGCGTTCATTTTAATCATCCGTTCAACTTCTTGAAGATTCTTATTGACTTCTGAGATGGCCTTTGCAATCTTTTGATGTGGAGTCGCACTTTCATCTTTCTTATATTCGTGATACCGCATTTTTGCTTCTGCGAGGTTTTCTTTTTGCAATTGTTCCATCGTGTCTGCTCTACTCTTTAATTCTTCTTCCCCACGATGTGACAACGTATATCCCAATTGAGTAGCAACATTCTTCATCTTTGCAATATTTTGTTTAATATTTCCACGGAATGCTTTTGCTGTTAAATAAGCTCCAGCCCCTGCAGAAGTACTAATTTCATTTAATTCTTCTTCAATAAGCTTACGGATATATGCTCTGAGCTTTTCTTCGTTGGTCATAGGGACTTGAGCTCCTTAAGGATTTCGTATCCAATTAACATAGCCGTCATATGATTTTCTTTGATGGTTGTCGCGTTTTGGATACGTTGTAATTGTGTAACAACTTCTGCTAATTTAATACGAACGACCTTATCGGAGACTTTCTTAGCACGTTCTGAAATTTCTTTTGCCAATCTACGACTTTCTGACATTGTGTACTTCTTTAAATTACCAGTATTAGAAATATTATAGATATATTCTTGGAGAAGCTTCTTTTGTGCTTCATCCAATCCCTTATACTTTTCGTTAAAACGTTCAATTAAGATTCTGTAGGAAAGGAAACGAATATCATCGTCTTGACTGCGGATGATAGATGCCAGTTCATTGTGTTCCTTGATTTCTTTTGTGACAGCCTTACCAGACAAATGTTCTACAATCGTAAATTGACTATTTGCTAATTCTTCAATGGTTGTGACATCACCGACGCCATTGACCGCTGCATCAAAATTCTTATAGATTGATGCGTAAATTTTATATGATGGAACGCGAGCTGCGAAAAATTCTTTCAAATCAAAATTCTTTTTAATTTCTTTAATTAAAAGGTATTTTTGTGTATCTAACGTATGTTGGTCAAGATTCTTTCGTTGTTCACTGACTAGCTTCAATAATTGAAATGCCTTCTGTTCAGATAAGTTTTGAACATTAAAGAATGCGCGATACAACATCAATTCCTTTCCTAATTCTTTCTTAGAATTGAAGAATTCACGCATTAACTTGACGGCTACTCCGTTTTGTTTGTTTTCCATTACGTCAGCTGTAATTTGACGTACTAGAAGTTCAAACAAAATGCCGGTGTTTCTCAACTTATTGTGTTTGATACTAGATTTCATAAGATAATCCGCCATAAGTGAATAAATACCTTATCATATATTAAATAGTATGATATTTCCTAGTTCGTTAGTTTTCTATGTCTAAAATGTTATCTTCACTTAAGATACTAGGTTGTGCTGTACCAGATTTATGTGCGTTTAATTGTTTAATGAGGTTAGAAACTTCGTGATTTTCTAAGGATAATGGTGACTTTTTGGTTGGCTTACGTAATTGTCCTACTCGTAAAGCTCCCAAGTTTTCCTTATGCCCAAGCGGGTCGCGGCCCCGTGGGTGACTATCTTGACCATACTTTTGACCTTCTTTTGGACGACCTATCTTGGCTTCTTCTAATTCAGAGTCGTCACCACCTTCATCTTCAGTTGGCATATCTTCCAATGAAGCCAAAACATCAGCTACACTATCAATCTTTTGGTCTTCCGGAGCAGGTTCTTCTGCGGCTGGAGTTTCTGCTGGTTGTGTTGGTTGTTCTGGTTGCGTTGGTTGTTGTTGAGCTGCATCTAACTTTGCCAACATTTGCATATCTTGTTCAACTTTCTTTTGTTCTTCCTTCGCATCATCTTGAGCGATTTGAAGAATATTATGATATACCCAATCACGGGAAAGGAACTTACTATTAGCAATTTGTTCTGCTAAGGAGACTTTTTCCTTCCACAAGTTTAACTTTTCTTGTTCGTAAATGACCGATGGTGAAGTCATTTCAAGCTCAAAGTCAATCAATTCTTCGTCGGTAAATCCTTGAACATATAAGTGAATAATTGCAATCTTGGTGAGTTCTGATACGACAATACGTTGAATGCGTTCGATGGTACGAGCGAACCGAACGTCTTGTGCTGCCAATGATGCCTTACCACTATTATCTTCTTCGTACCCCAAGAATGACTTTGGTACCTTGAAGGCTGCCATCAACTTATTACGGAGATATTCGATATCTTCAATAGCGTTGAATTGGAGGCCTGGGAGATTGGTAATATCTGTTCCAGAATCCTTACCACGAACTGGAAGATAGAAATCTTCCGTGATGTTCATCATATTGTAACGAAGATTGTAGTCACCCGTCTTTGGGTCCACTAATGGTACTTTCTTCATGCGGTCAATGATACGTTGCATATGCGTATCAATTTCAGCTGGTGGGATATTACCGATATCTACCAAGACCTTACGCTTGTCTGGTGCTCTCATAATACGATGAATTAACATCGCGTCTTCCATCAATTGAAGTTGCTTCCAAATACGACGACCGCCTTCAATCATCGCCTTTCCGTATGGAAGGAAGTTCGTATCAGAAAGGAGACGGAAGTGTGCGATTTCGTAATTATCAAATTCCTTCTTACCTAGTGCTAAGAAGTCATTTTCAATCTTGAACTTGACTGAGAATGGATTGCCTGGGTCTTGGCCTTCTACACGGATGGTTTCATAGATGGAAAGTGGAATAGCGTTTACCACACCGTACTTTTCATCGATGTCAAGGAATAAAAAGAAATCTCCATACTTAGCCATATTTCTGACCCATGGCCAGAGATTGAATTCAACATTCAATACATCATAGAATAAGTTATGGAGAATATCTTGAATTTGTTGGTTTTTTGAACGGATACTAAGTACTTGTCCGAATTCATCTTTTACAGTTGATTCGTCGGCGTAAATGTCCATAACCGATGAAATGATAGGGTCATTATCCATCATATCATAGTCACGGAACAATTGAAGGCGTGACCCTTGGAATGCTGCTGACGATTCGTAACGACCACCAGCTGCACCATATCCTCCCGTCATTGATGAATAGACGCGGTGGTATCTATCAATACCGCGTCTATTGATAAACGACTGGATATTGTCGGTGTCAGCGACTTTTAATCTTTTACCGCCTACATTACGGACAACTGTATTTGTTGAAAACAGTTTCCGTAGGCGACCAAACACACTAGTATCTGCCATAACCCCTCACTTAGTAAGTAAGAATTAAATCGACCGCCTTCATAATTGGGAAGAAGTCGATTTCTTTATTATCTTCTGCGATATCTTCAAGAACAAGTCGTAATTCAGCGACCTTGCCTACCAATACCATCTTTAATAACTTCCAGTGGTCGTGATTGAAGATAGTATATGGAGTTTCGTTTAGTGCTGTTGCTAATGTCTTTAATTCAACATAGGCGCCAGCCAATTTGTTTTGTTCGGCTTCACTTAATTGTGGTGCCAAATTTTCTAAAATAGCTTCAATACGCGTTAAACTAACGCGATTTTCTACGTTTTCTGACAATAAGTCCTTTAACTTTGTACTCATTTTATTTCTCCACATACTTCTTAAGTAATGTATAATATTTTGGGTTCTCTGTCAAGTGGGCCGCGGCAATTTTTGCCGTCATTACCACGTTTCCATTCGTAACATCTTTGTGTTCCATTTCTACATTCATTCCCATATGGAATTCTTTAGGGTCGAATGTATAACCCATTTTCTTTAATACAGCGTCGGAAATCTTCCGTGAGACTTTTTCTTTCATATTACCACTTCCGGCAAGACCAGTATCTTGCCTTAGTACGTGGACCTGGATTTGCGCAGTTGTGTCTTGCACGGAATGACTTACGACGAGCTGGATTAGACTTCTTAATTCTCATCGTCTTGTCACCAAAGTTGACCTTCTTAACGTTACCAGTGCTTGGGTCTTTTACGAATACTTTGAACTTTTTAACGTCACCCCGCATTGGTTTTCCAAGAGGAACTTTACGACCGTGGTATTCGGCCTCTTCAAGAGGTTCTGTAGCCGACCGTAAAATTTGCATTGCCAAGCACCGTGGACAATAATCTTCAATAATATCGTCTTCATTGATAGGAACGCAGTTTGGGACCATTTTGCCACTTTTGTCTTTCATCCCAACTTGCTTATATCCTTCCCAACAGGCTTCAGTAATATTTTCCATTATTCTTCTTCCTTCTTAAACGTGGATACCATTGTTGGTTTCCCACCCGGATTTCCTGCTTTACGTTTACGAGTGACTGCTGACCGCTTTTCACCCTTACTCATTGCTGCCGCAGAACGTGCTGGACGACACTTTGGATATTTACGTGACCCAGATGAACCACGTTCTCCCTTACCAGCAGAAGCTCCACACGGTGGATGCTTGCCGGTCTTTGGGTCTTTACGAGAAATATCAACCCACTTTTGACGAAGCCACTTACCAAGACTTCCCTTGGTTTTATACTTTTCGTCAAGGTCAATAGATACTTCAACTAATAAGTCGGAAAGTCGTGTCATACTGGTTTTGATTTAGTTATGCCGCCACTTTTTCGCTTTTTGCGACCAGCACAATGTGCTCGTTGACTAAAACCTTTTGGATTACTACAATCGATAGACTTCTTATATTTCTTTGTCCACTTTTCATCTATGGAATCTAACCCAACTCTTGCCATAAACTCTTTTGGATTGATTTCAATTTTACTTTGTTTAAAATCTTTTAATCTATCCATTGCCATTTCTTTTCTATTATCGATATCTTTTACTTGATTAAGCATATCAACAACCCCGTCAATCATCTCTTTTTGATGAGGTTGTTCTTCTTCAAGTAAGATATCCATTAACTTAATCATTTTTTTCCCTTCTTCCAACCACCACCCATACTCTTATATTTCTTTGCTGCCCATAAGTTAGCGTATGCAGATGGATAGACCTTGAACTTTGAACGTGCTGCTGCCTTAGCCTTTGCCCACTTGTCTGGGCTAGTTGGGATATTCCGTTCTAAGATATCACTGATACGTGCAGTACGGATTGCTAAATCTTTTGGGTCAGTGGAAGGCATTTCTTCTGGTTGTTCTTGACCAAAATCTCCTTTGGTTTGGTTGAATACCGCCCCATCGGAATATCCTTCTGGAAAAAAGTCTCTGTATCTCATTTTTACTTTAAAAATTTAAGCTTGTAATGTGTACTGGAAATTAACCCTGAAATTTCATCAATCGTGTTATTAAGTTCACCGTCTTGTGGTAAATCTTTACGAGCGTTATCCACATATGACAATAAACCTGCAAAATATCGAAGGGTTGAATCATCTTCAAAGATTTGGGTAGTTGGCTTATATCCCTTCAAAATACCATACCGACCTTGATATGATTCTACATAAGTGTCAATTAAGTCCACGATACCTTCATAATACCCTTGTAATGCCTTATGTTGGGCATATGATTGGGTTTGAAGATGGAAGATATGTGCTTGTTCCCGGCTAGCGAGAAGCACTGAAATGAATTTTGCGACGGATTCCATTATTCTTCCTTTTTTTGTGAGTGATATCCTTTCTTCTTCATCCAATGTGCAAGTGCCCAAGGATTATCAATTTCCTTATGCTTCTTCATAGCGAGAACAGTTTTTTCCCAACCTTCTGGAGCTGCTTCACTGACTTCTTCCTTCATTGCTGCCATATCTTGGTCTACTGGGGCGTCGGTCTTTTCTTCTTCGCCGTATTCGTGATATCCAGTATTTGCTTGGTCAAGATTGTTTTCAGCAACAGCGATATGGTCTTGAATCCATGCTGGAATGTCCTTTTCTTCCATTCCAAGCTTACCCTTTAATTCAGTTGCGTGTTTGATGATAGAGTCGAGGGTCTTAATTCCCATTGATACTTCATGATCTTCCCCAACTGCTTCATCAGCTTTCTTACCAGCACGAAGTTTTGCTAAGTCATCACCTTCAATCTTGCCGTCTCCATCAACGTCAAGTTTCTTCTGACCAGCAGTTAATTCTTCCATTTGAACCAAAAGCTCATCAACCTTCTTTTCTTGGTCTGGGGTCATTTGCATTCCCTTGAGCTTCTTTAATTTCATTCCAACCAACGACTTTTTATCAACAGCTGCAGTTGGAGCTGGTGTTGGTTCTTCGTGTGATTCTTCTTTAAGTGGTGTTATGGACGGTACTTCAACAAGCCCCATTAATCTAATCATATCAGTCTCCAACTTCGGTGTAGAAAAGTCTGTTTCTTTGTTACTCTTTTGTGCCGATTGATATTGCTTATACAGTCTTCGTTTTGCCATTATATACTTGTCATTTTTATCAATCTTACCATCATTGTTTACATCCGCATCTTCTGACCCAGGTGGATCGTGACGCTTATGTGAATGCTTATATTGCTCAAAATTAAAAAATAACTTATATTGCATTATTACTTCCGTTTGTCGTCGCTCTTCGTAGAACCACTTTGTCTGAATGCGGCCGAGGATGCTGCTGCCCAAAGATAATCTTTCCATTCATCACCATACTTCTTTCTGAACTTACTGACTTTCTTTTCGTCACGCATCATAGCTTGACCAATCTTCTTACGAAGGTCAACTTGAGACTTACTCATTTTACGAGCAGTCTTACGATTATACGGTTGTGGGACGGACTTTTCGTCTAAACATCCCTCACCTTCACAGATTTCTTCTTTTTCCATTCGTGATTTGATTGCTGCTTCTAATTCTTCACGAATTATACGACGAATATCTTCTGCCTTCATAGGAATTCTCGAAAAATATTGTATAAAATGACACTACTATATAAGTATAAGACAATTATAGTAACCACCGTAAATTTTCCTTTTCTTGACCAATTTGCATCTCATACGGGTTCTGGTTCATATTATTGGAACTATACACCATGGTTCCGAGTTGATATTTTGCTTTATCAATCGCTATTTTGGTCAACTCTATCCCTTCTTGACGTAATCTGAGAGCGGTGTCACGTACCCATAATCCGATACAAAGCGCTAACACTAAGTCGTCGTTGTACCCCGACAACGCTTCCGGCCGACCATTCTTCCAAATAAACGTTTCCAGTTCTGCAATCATACGTGGGGAACGAATGGTGAATGAGGTTTCCAACATATATTCCTTTAATCTGGCGATAATCAATGGACGAGTCCGTTGCGAAATCATAAATCCAGGTACCATGCTCTTTTCTTCTTTATAATATTTTCCAGATATTTGGTGTTCTACGTCCACATATTGTAAATCTCTGGACATATAAAAGAGATTTTTGTACCCACGGTCGATAATTTGCTGGATAGCGTTCCACCCAATACTACTGTTGTCCGGAATAAGGAGGGCGTCATTATATTGCGTGGCAATTGACACCAACATATTTCCGAATGCCTTCGTTTCAATTTTCCCCTTGTATTCCGCAACTTGGGTGGACGATTCTACATCAATTACGTGAAAGGTTGAATAGTCCTCGCCGTCGCCGCGGGAAACGTCAGCGGCGACAATATATGACTTGGATGGATGTGGATATTCCCAAATCCAAAAGTTTCCATCAAACCCTGTCTTTTCCATCGGCTCTTGAACATACGTCTTTTTATAGAATTCAAGGATTTCCGGCGGAACTACAGTATTACCCGAAAAAATGAATGATGCATCGTGTTCTTGTGCCGATTGCATTTCGCCCATCAATTCTGTCTGACGGTCACGCCATGCTTGGTCACGTTCTGGATGAACTCTCCAATCTAATAATATGGTATTAAACCCGTTGGTCTTGGCCTCTGCTTGTTGCCACATCTTATGGAAGAAGTTACCAACGCCGTTTGGAGTAGATAATAGGATTGCTTTACCACCCGTGGATAGCGTGCTGGATGCTGCGGTCCAGATGATATCTGCGTCATCGATGAACGCACATTCGTCCAGAATCAACAGAGAAAGTGCTTCAGAACGACCTGCATCTGGACTTGACGCAACTGCCTTAATCTGTGACCCGTTAGAGAATTGTAAAGAAAGTTTATTATCTGTCGTGACTTGTCCCCGCAACCAAACTGGAAGATTTTGATGCATGAACTTTACCTTAGTGACCAAGTTCTTTGCGGTTTCTTGTTTGGTTGCGATAACGAGGATATTTTTATCTTTGTGAAATAACATTAACCACAGAGAGTATCCCGCGACTAACGTGGAAATACCAATCTGACGACCTTTGAGAACGATATTATAATCATTCTGTTCAAAGTCAGTTAATGCGTTTTCTTGATATTTGTATAAATCAAACAACACCCGACCACGAATCGGGTGTTGAATGTATGAGTATCGTGATAAGAAGTATGCGGGGTCTACTGCACATTTCTTAAATTCTTCTTTAATTTTTTCACGTAACTGTTGTGCTGTCGCGTTCATAAAACCTCTACTTGATTACAAGGACTCCTGCTCCGATACCCATTGCTAATCCAACCGCAAAGGATGCCTTTCGACTTGGTAACTTGATTCCAAACATACGGTTAGGATTCTTTGGGGCAGGTGGGATAAGATTGATAACTGCTTGGAGACTATCACCCCGCATCATCGCCATACGCAATGCATTATCTTTGCTTAACAATGCACCTTCAAGTTCTGTTACTTGGGTACCTTGTGTGGCAATGGTTTCTTTTTGTTTTGCGATAATAGAATCTTTAAGTGGTAAGATTTGACGAGCTAATTCTAACGTGTCAAGTAATGTTTCTTTCATCACTTCCGCCCGTTCTTCCATACTTAATGTTTCGTTCTGTAGTACACTGACTTGACGACTTAATACTTTGGCACGACCTTCAGCTGCTCGGGACTCATTGTCGGCAATAACAATTTCTTGTGACAAACTATCGGCTAGTTCTGTCGCTTGTTCAGCCTTTGCTTGAAATACCTTGTATTCGGCAATATATTTGTCCATTTCATCTTCGGTCTTATTAACCTTGAACATCATTACTAATGACAATACACCGGCCGCTACTAATGCAATTTTAGCGAGTGGCAGTACCGCCGTGATAGTTTCAGCTATTAACTTCGTCCGTTCCAGTAACGACTTCGTTTTTCGTTTCATTATCTTCTCCAGTACCAAATTCTGTAATTGTATCATCTAACATTTTTTGCAAATTCGCAATATCTGCCCGAAGGTCAGACTTTACTTTTTCAATATCAACGTCCCACTTTTCAATCATCAAAATTTTTGTTTCGTCAGCGTTCACGAATTCTGGTTTGGTGACGGTATCGTGATAGTCTTGAAGTTCTGCAATAGTGTCTCTGAGTTTAGCTATGTAATTTCTCAGTAATGTCTTGTGTTCAAATTCTTGCCATTTTCCTTGACGACGAAGTTCCGTTTCAGCTTTAATGTTACAATCAAAGCAATGACCACGGATTCTCCAAAATTTAATATCAAATCTATGATTCATTGGCTTACTGCACTTTGGACACCAATAGGGAGTCTTTGCAGAATCCAACTTTGTAACGGATTGGCGGATACCACCCTTGATTGTCCATTTCTTTCCATTAACATCTACCCACTCATCGCCTTCCTTTCTAGTGGGTTCTGGCTCTCCTCGCCATCCAAATATTAACTTGTCACCATCCTTCTTCATTTTTTCTGCAACTTTTCTACGAACATCATTTAATGCTTCTTCATTTTTAAACATATAACCTCACTTGGTTGCGAATATCTGTGCCTTGTCTTCTGTACCGAAGTACTTAATTTGACCCTTCTTATTTTTACCGCCAAAGTTACCACCGGCGGTTTGCCACGTTTCGCCTGGTTGGTATTGAGATGCGTCATTACTTGTATTAGTATCTACATTTGGCTTGTCCTTTGGTTGCTTTTGTGCTGGAGTTACCGGCATTACTTTTCCTTTTGTTGGTTCTGTAAACTTGTTGGTAATTTTCAATTCTTCTTCTGATTTGGTTGTGGTTTTTATAACCTTATCGAAGATATCTTGGTCAAACTTACCGTATACCTTTGCGAAGATTTCTTGCTTGACTTCATCGGTGATATTTGGATTACCAAAAATTGCTCGAAGTTGTGTTCCACTAATATTCTTCCCATCAATATCAACCTTCAATTCTGGAGCGACCATAAAATATCCTTGGTCGGCAAATCCTTTCTTTGGACCCTTTTCATCGTATGGTTGGAAATACTTTCCACCTAAACGCTCCGCGTCCTTTTGACTGACGGCAGTAACGTATACGGTTTCTGGTGGTAATTTTTCAAGAATTTCTTTTGGTGCGTATGGATTCTTGACTTGAACCACCATATCTTCTGGAATATCAAACATCTGGGTCATAATCTGCTTCTTATCGTTGAATCTGAATGGAGACTTCCCAGCTTCGGTCTTGTCACTTGTTGCGATGTATACGTTTTCCTTACCAAACTTATCCACCATTGACTTGTAGATACTATAGTGACCAGCGTGGAATGGTTGGAAACGTCCGGTAAAGATAGCGACAGTACGTTGTTCACCTTGAGCTGGTTTTGTGGTTGGTTCTGTTTTTGGTGTTTCTTTTGGTTCATCAACTAACTTTGCTTCGCCCTTATCAAACTTTAACGTACCTAAAATTTGATTTACTGGAGCGAATGTTCCGGTGAACTTGTATGGCTTACCCTTGTACATAAAGACCATACCTTCGGTTGGAACAATATTATCCATTCCGATATCTTGCAAGCGTTCCAATTGAATTTGTAACGCAGCTAATTTGTTTGCATCACCCGTTTGCTGAATTTGCTTAATTGTATCTAACACTTCTGCCTTCAACTTCTTCGCAAGTTCTGGATTATTTGCTGATAAGAAATCAGTAACCCGCTTAAGTGACATAGCACCCACTTGCAAGAATACACTTTCCAGCGGACGTACTGCTTCGCGTTGTGCGGCTTTTAATTCACTTCCTTCAAATTGACGGAACCACTTTTTCTTTTCTGGGTCTTCAATGTCGGAGACTTTGAACTTCTTATCACCCAATGCCCAGCGACGAGTCATACCTTCAAATTCTTGTTTAGTAAATTCCAAACCATTTTCTTGGGAAATTTGAATAAGTTTATCTTCCCACCACTTTGTCTTATAATCTTCAATAGTGGACTTATCGTCCAATCCATATTCTTTCTGTAATTGAGAAATACGTGCACCGATTTTCTTCAATGCATTTTTATTTTCTACTGTCTGTGCATCGCTGAAACTGATTGTCTTTGGACCAGAGATACCAAATGTTTTTTGCTTTTGCGCATTAACCTTAGTAAGTTGGTCAGATAATTCACGGCCATCTTCGACTGACCGCTTGATTTCGTTACCTTCGTCGTCATATTCAACGGTTCCGTGAAACACCAATACTGACTTGTCATACGGGATAACATTCTTAGTGTCTGGAAAAACGATTTCAACATTCATAAACTTCGACCCGTCGGCAAACATCTTACTTCGTTCATCTTCTGGGAGTGCATCAATTGCACTTTGTAAATCTTCTGCTGCCCCAGTAAATGCCTTTTCAATATCCCCACGGCCAGCAAACATTTGACGAATGCCGGCGGTATCTAATGCGTTCTTACCTTTGTTCTTGACTTGTCCCTTATTACGAGCGAAATAAACACGACCGTCGCGCACGGTGAACATAATATTTTGACCGTCAAGTTTTTCAGTGACGGGTTCTTCTGCTCCCAAATCACCAACCAATCCACGGGTAACCATATCTTTTACGTCTGTAAATGAAAGTGAATCATCTTCGTATGGGTGCGCCATATGTCCTGCGGCACCACCTTCGTAAATGAGTGTCCAACTACCATTTGGTACAAGCCCCTCTGCTAATTCTGACAGATAGACGTATTCAATATTTTCGTTCTTCTTATCCCGGCCGTGGTCTTTCTTTGCTAATTTCCAATTACCATTTTGTGCACCGTTTGGATGATGCACATCGTGATTTTTCATCTTAGCTTTGCCGTGTTTTTTAACTGCCTTACGTCTGTCACGATTACGAGCAACACGATCATCTTGTGTCTTTTTTAGATATGCACGAACTTTTTCTGGATGACGGCGATAATACCGACGAACACGTTCTGTGCTGGAATCTGCTTCGTTTTTTGGTTTAAGTTGATAGTCATCGTCTGGACCGCTTGACATCGGATATGTGAATTTTGACCCAGCTAGACCTTTCATTTCACCAACTCCGGCTCCGTCTCCGCCTGCTGCATCTCCGGCGTCTCCAGCATCCCCTGCGTCTACTCCACCATCTGTACTTGTTGGAATTTCTGCAGGCGGGTTGTCCTTCATATACTTATCCCAAACCGGAGCGTAGTGTAATCCCCACACCTTGGCTTGCTTACACTTTTTACGTATTTGATTTCCAGAATCAGTCGGATAGATGGTACACTTCTTTCGTTTCTTTTCATCTAACGCATGAAGCATCCGATTGAACTCGTTTATATGAAACTGTTCAGATTGAGCTTGTTCAAATAAAATATCTATTGCTGATTTCATGGAAGAGTACCCAAGTCGATATTCGAACCAGTAAAGAAAGTTGGTATCGAAGAAACAGCGACATCTGTTGAATTATTGTTAATATCAAAGAATTCTACTTTATGCTCTAATAACTCATTAAAATATTCAGTATTTGGTACTAATACTTGTGCTTCATCTGGAGAAAATAACTTATCTGAGGCTGGTTTTAATGAAATATTAGACAAATACCAAAATCCATTACTTACTACAAACCGAATACCAACCGAACTTCCTATGGAAATAGCCGGCGTGAAGTTAAATTGTTTTTGTTGGAATCGTTGAGACGCCGCTCCAGTTACTACAGATAATGTACCTATTTTTTGTCCTAGTGGATTATTATCAATAACCAGTGTGTTATTAACTCCTACCATATAAATATCTATCTTCGGGTCTACACCAGTTAAATTTACTGATCCTGAATAATTTTTGTAAAATGCATCAAGTTGGAGAGTATATTCTGTTGTTGGGAATAATGTAATAGATTCTTTATTTCCAATAAAATATCCGCTAGCAGACACACTTCCGGAAAATACTTGGTCATTATATGTTGGAACATCTGCCCGAATTGACCGTAGTAACACATCATCAGTTACAGATAGTGTGAAAGGTGTAGACGTAAGTGATGAATTATAATACGGTTCTGACCCCGACACTGTGTATATCGGATTACTACTGGATAGTAGCGAATCCGCATACCAGTTTTCTGATGCCGTTGGTGTTGTATAAAAGTCTCCGATAGATAAATCACCACGAATCGAACTGGTTACTAATAAATCATTAGTAGTTACTGGAGTATCTGCAACGAATTTATAATCGGATATGTTCGTTGAAACTCTACTTGATACTTTAAACTTGAATGGTTCGCCACTAACCGTATTAAGATTAATAATTCTTAGCTTGGCGTATGAAATTGGTATGTTCACTTCGGTGGTACTTAGTTTACTATATACCAAATTGGCAGACGATGACACTTCCACCGATGCTCCTAATATTGATGATGAGTAGCTACCACTTGTCAAATATAGTGATTCTATAACTTCACCGTTTGAGGTTTTGATAAGTTCACCTGTACTAAACGCCGTCGTATCGTTTAAAATTTCATTGATGGGTACATACAAGCTTGCGCTTACCCCGTTTATCAACAACGACCCCGTGATGTACCCGCCAATATAGTCTGCGGAAAATGACGTAGGTGCTTCTGCCTTAATCAAATAACCAATTTGAAAACTAGAATATTTTACCGGAGTTAAGCTTGCCGTGAACTGCGTACTCGCGGATACATACGACGAGGTTGCCACACTATACAACCTCTTTTCTTCCGAAAACACAACTGGTGTATTTAAAAATACAAGTGGGGAAGTGTTTCTCGCGTTGGGTTCAACCAAAATTCTAGTTGACCAGCGAACATTATACGACTTTTCCCAGTTAGAAGGTATAGCTTCTCCGGTTGTCAACTTAGAGGCTATTCCCATAATAATAACTGTAGCAAATCCAGGAGCTGTTTTTTCTGTAATTTCTACAGATATCAATCTGGAATTGCCTTGTATATACTTTTGAACTGGGTTCTGAAATATAGTTTGTCCTTTCGCATCCAAAATTTCTATTTGAATACTAGACCCAGCTTTTAGAAATGGAGAACCCGCTAATAAAAACGAATTTCTACCACCACTAAAAGTCTGCGGTAGGTTTACTTGAAAATACGATGAGGTGGCTGACCTATCTTCAACCAACACATCGTATTTTGCTAAGTTTTTTAATTGTAACGTCTTTCTAGTCTTTGGCATAGGTTTCTGGCTAGAGTCTCAATATAAATAGTATATTTAGACATTAATATACGAGAAACCGTCCTCCCGTTTGATTTCAATTACCTTATCCACCATATCCCGAGCGGTATCCAAGTGACTGATGAGGATAAGGAAATCGAATTGTGACTTTAGGATACCCATCATTGTTCCCATCGCACTGAGGTTTTCTGGGTCAAGTGTTCCCAATCCTTCGTCAATAATCATAAAGTTCGGTTTTGGGAGATTGGATGCGTTTAACAGAGCCACCCGAATGGCGAGACTGCTGATGAATCGTTCCATACCCGACGAGTTTTCCAACGGCCAAATACGTTCGTGGTCGTAGTTAAGCTTCCCAAGAATGTTCTTCCCATCCACTTCGAGAGAAATGGTGAACTCGACAATCTGTGTTAAAATATTATTTATTTCAGACTCAATCGCCGGGATTGCCCGTGACATCAGTTCGTATGGTACCCCGTCACGACCCACGGCTTCCATATAATACTTGTAGGCTTCGTAAGTATCTTCAAGTTCTTCTGCTTCCTTGATTTGGTTAAGGATATCAGTCTTAGTAGCCTCTAATACCTTAATTTCACCGTGAAGTTCCCGAAGTTGCTTCTCCAACTTGTCCATCGTCTTTTTGTTGACACTAATATCGTATTCAACGTGACTGATATGTTCGTCAACCGTCTTGTTGTGCTTGATGTTTTCTTCGTTCACCTTATGTAATTCAATGTCCTTCTCAATCTGTTCCCGATTACGGTCACACTTTTCAATACTGGTAATCAACTTCTGAATATCCAGTTCTAATCCACTTGCCTTCTTCTGGAGTTGTTGGACTTCACTCTGTATCTTCTCGTAGTATGCACAGAGATTAACCTTATCGACCAACGGTTCCATCTGCTGTTTGATTTCGTTTACTGCATCTTCTTGTTTAGTCTGAAGTTCATACAAGTCAACAAGTTCGTGAGTGACAGACTCCATATCTTCAATGATAGACTTGTTGTTTTCTACGCAGACATTACAATCTGGATTATACTTGTAACTTTCCAACTTGGTCTTGAACTTTTCCTTCTCCGTTACCTTTGATGTAGTCAGCTTTAATGCGGCAGTCCCCTTATTGAATAAAGCAGACAATCTGTTATATTCTTCTACCGATTGACGAAGTTCTGGGACGTTCGCATCCACAACCTGCTGCGTCTTTTCGGTAATCGTTGAGTGAAGTTCTTGGAGTCTGGTTTCGGCGTCAGCTCTACTTTCGGTATGTTGCGTAATTAATTTATTAGTCTCAACCAACTTCTGTTGCAGTTTATCCAAATTTAGTTCAATATTCGGGACGGGTTTCTTTTGGGTCTGCCAATCACGAAGTTTCCCATCTAACACCTCACGTTCGCCCTTGATTTCCGTGATAGTAGTTTCTACCATTTCGTGTTGTACCTTTGCATTTTCTAACTTGGTTTGGGTATCCGATAGGGTTTGGTCGAAATCAATCTTCTTAAACTTTTTGAGTGCACCAGAGATTTCCTTACTCTCCTCGTTTGCGGTATCAAATAACTTATCAAAGATATTCAATCCCATAAATTGGATAAGTAAGTCCTTCCGTTCCGAATGTGACTTGTCAATGAATAGGGCGTTTGCCGTCTGACTACTCAACGTGGTCAATACGAAGTCCTCATAACTGCCTACATAGTTACGGATATTGGCGTTTGTATCCCGGCGGTCTTCACCGTTCAACGAAGTATGCGTTCCATCAGAATGTTCCTTCCAGAACGAAACGTCCACCTTGACATCGCCTGTCTTTTTCCGTGTACCTGTTCGACGGATGAAATAAGTTTCTTGGTCAATCTCAAACTTCAACTCACATTCAAACGTATCTTTCCGATTGTTCATAATATGGTCACCGCGGAACGCACGAGGAGTCTTGTCGTAGAGACAGAAGATAAGAGCATCCATCGATGAACTCTTCCCAGATGCATTCTGAGCAAAGATACCGTGAATCCCATGCATATTCTCAAAATCAATCTCGTTATTCTCACCATACGAGAACATATTGGAGAACGTGAACTTCAACGGACGCCAATGGATATTTCGTGAGTGGTCCTCATGACTTATTTGGGCGTTCAACTTATTGTTGACGGATACAACCTTTTTCATCAATTCATCATCAACGGTTTCGTGATTCCGTTCAATCCAATCTTGAATCAACGAATTCTGCGTGTTCACATTAGTTACATCGGTCGTGATATGCGTTCCTTTACGATACGACGGGGATGAATTATTGAACCGATTCTTGTTGATGCTCAATTCAATCACATTGTAACGCTTCCGAAGTGCCGCTGTCGTTTTCTTAATGAGTGATGTATCAGCGTTTCCCGTGAACAACCGAAGTCGGACATTCTTCGGCATATCGATTGGAAAGTTAATCTTACCTTCGACTAACTCCAGTGTGTAATATCCATATGCGTTCGGAAGTTCCTTAAATACGTGTGTACACTCTTCAACATTCCAGAGACACCAGCCGTGACCAGTAACCGTTTCTCCGTGGTTCTGTTGGATAAGCGACGATGAGTACACGATGACGGGATTACTTTCCTGCAATACTTGATACTTGTGAATATCACCAAGAAGTACGGCGTCATATCCCTCGAATGTGGTCACATCTACGTGACGATTGGTGATGACGTACTTGACATCGGTTTGTGCGCCGTGAACTGGTCCGTGGTATAATGCAATCTTTCGTACATTCTTACGACAATCTTCGACAACCGGCCATTGGTCACGGTCATCTAATATAGAAAATACTGCGAAATCTACGTCAGCAACTTGGTAGATATCGGAGTGTTTGAAGTAATGGAGATTCGGATGGTTCAGATTCTTAATAATCGGCGTCAAACTATCCAACCGATTCATATTGGACAGATTGAGGTCGTGATTGCCTGCGATGATGAAAGTTGGAGCAATGTCCGCAAGATTACGGAGAAATTCTGACGCGAGTTCCACCATCTCTGGACTCATATCCGTCTTAGCATGAAGTATATCACCAGCAACAAGGATAACCCCGTCAGTTAAATCTGTCTGACGGAGTTGCTGGTAGAATGTATTAAATGCTTCCCGATATTCTTCGTGACGCTTGAAAAGACGGATGTGAATATCTGCGGTATGTGCGATTGTTCGTAACTTCTTAAATGGTACGTCAATTCTCATATATTCTGTAACCTGCCACCAATATAGTCTTTAAATGTTGTTGCAGACCCACGTTCGATGCATTCCCACGTATCCTTGAAACCTAACTCCGAAGGGTCTTTCTTGTCAAGGTTTACCAGCCTTACATTCATCTCATATGTATTTAACGTTTGTTCGATTTCACGTGCATCGTTTAATGCATCATCATCCAGTACGACATAGACATCTTTGACTTTGTTCTTCACCATTTGCTTCAATAGCTTTTTAGGTACGAACTTACCCAAAAGTGGCACGGCGTTTCGACGAATGGCGATAGCATCGAACACACCTTCACACAGCACCAACGGCATCTTCCAATTAATTTGATTCTCGAACATCACCACATTTTTTGAGACAGGTGGGTTCTTATATTTCATCCCGCCATCATAGAAACTGCGGGCGATAAAATAATTTAGCTTGTTATTTGTATCGTACGACGGGATAATAATACGATTCGCATACGGACCATCAACTGTGTATCCCATCTGATATCTGATAATATCGTATCCCGTAATTCCTCTGTTCTTCATATACCGAACAGCGTGCTTATAGTGAAGATTTTTTGATGGAATCCACAATGGCTTGAAACCAGGCGGGAGATAAAGGTCAGTAACTTCGTCCGCTGTTTCTACATAGTTCCGTACTTGGTCATCGGACAGAAGCGACTTTAGCTCCTTCATTTGGGAAGGAGATACATCCAGTCTCTTAAATAGTGTTATTAAAGAACGTCCTTTAGCCCCACAATGCCAACAATGAAAAACATTTTTTAACAAATTGACAGCGAATTTTCTCTTATGATTATGGCAAAAAGGACATTGGAAATAGTGCTCACCATTTCCAAACTGTTTAAAATCACCTAATATTTGCGACAAAAGAGAGATTAGATTCATAATAGAAATCTAACCTCTCTTCTATAAATTGTCAAGTTTTCTTATTCAACTTCTTTTTTATTAACCAGTTGAAAGAAGTGCTCTGCGGGAATAACCACGTACACTGGTGTATTATTTCTCTTAAAGAAGAGAACGGGAGTCGTTCCTTCTTTCGTATTCCCTTCTGCTTGTTCCAGAGAAGCCCAGATGTTCATCTTTTCTTGGTTCTTACATTCTGGAGAGTAGGGAAATACCTTCCGCGCCGCAGGTGACAACTTAATATCTGTTCCACTATCACCCATCAAGGTTGAAACCACATCATCTGGTTCCAATTGTGTGAAGTTTTCTAAAATCATATCTCGTACTGCGTTTTGTAACCGCTTACCTTTATTTTTTGCACTACGTGGTTTCATCGTAACCTCTTATAACATTAACTGTTTGTATTATATAATGCGCCTGGTGTGTTTCTAATTTCGTTTGAAGTTGCGTATTTAGTAGAATCGGTTCCTTGTGCGTTGTATAAGTGTACTACTTTAGACTTAAATGTTTTTAACGGACTGTTAATTAAAGTACTATAATATTTGAATGCCGAGGTAGTGTTGAATGTTCCATTAGTTGCATCATCAGCTGCCGCTTGTGTAACCGTCTTGTTGTGTGGGTCACGATTTCTAACTTCTGATTGATACGTGTTTGGTAAAAAGTCTACCGCAACTTTACCTTCGGTTTGTTCTCTAGGTGTTTTATTGGTACCTAAAGTATTTCCGTTTTTAAAATTCCAATTGTTGTATAAGTCTAGTAATGACATAAAAATCCTCAGGTATCAAATTTAACAACAAACGTTTGCGTGCTGTAATCTGTGCGTTGGATTGGGTTCGACAGTTTAGCTACCGCCACCAATTCATGGTCTTGATTATATAACCCGATTGAAGTGATATATGGATATAAACTTTGGGAAGCCATCAATACTAACGGTGTTTCGGTTGACCCAGTAATCATCTTTTTTGTGGCAGATGGATTATATACCGAGTATAGAAAGTCTGTTGGGTTTAGCTTAACTTTAACAGAATGTTCAAACAATTTTACCGAGGATGTGAACTGTATGTTTACGTTGGTTCCGCTGACGATACACATTCCACCACTTGTAATTTCACCCGAGACTCCGGTGAGTGGCTTAATAACTGCTATACCTTTATCGTAAAAGATTCTGCCGATATTATATCCAACACCCGACTGTGATATAAATATATTTCCAGTAGAATCATCATATGATGACGATGTACCAATAGAAATAGTAAATGTACCAGGTTTTATTTCTTCTCCAACAAGGTCTTGTGTTGCACTTACTACAAACACCGACCCCGATGGTGAGTACGAAGAAGATTGAATTCCATATGATGTATATGGAATCGGTGAGTAAAACGATTGAACTATAGAATCATATAATTCATGCTCATCGTTTTGTACACGTAACCCGCTTCCAGTTACATACTGCTTACCAAATAGAACTTTTACATCAATAGAGTTTGATGTAGACCCGGAAACATACGTGTAGCTATGTTGGGCATATGTTCGAAATGGTGTTACAGTGTACTCAGTAGGAGCAAGAGACTTAAACGCAGTAACAGGAAGAGTCATAATTGTCCACCCGAAAAGCGGTTTAGTAGTCTAAGCGAACGCGAATCAATGCTTCTTTATCTGTACTCTTTTGGATTGGTCTACTGAGTTTTGCTACTGCCAATAATTCATTTGCGTCATTGTATAGTCCAATTGTGGTTGGATATGTAATTGGATTATTATTAAGGAACGGTGTGAGTGGCGTTTGTGGATTTGACCCACTATAGTATGTTGGATTATTGGAGTAGTTATAGTTTCCGTTCTTCAAACGTATGAAGTAGTTATTTGATGTAATCTTTTCTGCGGAACGTGCGATGAATGGTGAGCCCGCTGCCATAGAAGAAGAGATTGAACGAACTAAACCTTCGTGTTGGTACTGATAAGTAGTAATACCACTGCCCGTATATGGCGCAAATGGGCGAGAGGTAGAGGTTCTAATGTTGTTTGAAGGAGTAATAAACCCAACCGACGAACTGACCACGGAAGGACGTAGTACGATAACACCGTAGTCTGGGAACACTAATCCATATACTGTACTGTCACTCGTTGCAATCCCCGCATCAAGTGTACCAGAGCGAATATTGTACACATTGTTTGCAACAAGGTTTCCAACAACAGCGGTTCCAAGACCACTATCGTCAATAAAGGTACGGATGCCGCGTGATCCCGACAATCCTAATTGCCAGTTGCCTGGGTCAATTGCTTGCTTCAAACGTGAACGTTGTACGTTGATGACGTAAATATCTTCCGAATCTACTTCGTTAAATGAGAATAAGGAAACGTCTTTACTCAACAAAATATTACGATACTGAGCGTACGTAACTTGTGTAGGCAATGTTGATGTATTTAATGAAGTAAGCGGAGGAGAACCCGCTCCACTTACGTGTCCGTATGCTACAGAGAATTGAATGTCAGACGAAGTGGTATCTACCCCGTTATAGAGGTCATAATAAAACTCACCAGAATTTGCAAATTGTACACTTGAAGTGTATATTGCTGAAAGACTTCCCGTGTCTCCTGACCACATCCCCGTAGTTACTTCATTACTACGTAATGATGTTATGTCACTGCCGGTATCTAAGGTTGTAAAAATACTATATGGCATGTGATATTCCTATTATGCGATTGTTAACGTAAAGTTATATACGGCACCGGATTCTGCACCAAAAATTGTAACAGAGGTTGATCCGGTCTTTGTTTTAGAACTAATCTTAAATGATAGCCCATTGGCAACGATTGACCCTCTACTATTTGCAGGAACTATTCCTGTATTCGGTGTTACTACTTGTACTTCTGCTAATGAACTATCTGCCAAAAGAATTGTATAACTAGTCTCAGTTTTTGAAGGAGAAGTAGAGGTGTATGTAGTAATAGGTGTAACGGTAATATTGGTAGTTCCCGATGTACCGGTTCTATAAATAGTAAGTGTACCGCTTGTTGGGATTGATGTTCCTTGAATTTCAATTTGAGGAATGATTGGCGTTCCTGCAGTTTGCGATAATTCAGGTTCAGTAATCGTTACCAACTTATACCGCATGATTTGCGTTTCGTCAGGAGTTGCCTCTAATACGGGCATGTTTTCAATAATTGCACCGTAATAGTTTGACCCTAGTGGGTGAGCGGTATTATAAAGACCGTAATCCACTTCGTCATCTGCGACTGCGAACTTGGTAATTTGGAAATTACCCGTGCCGGTCCCTTGCGACAAGAGTTCCCGTCCACGATTGGTTAAAATAGCGTCCACGGTAATTGTGGATTTATCTAGGTATCCCATATTTCTTAATCTCCTGAGTAAGGTACATCTACTATAAGTATAAAGTAATTTAATTTAAGTCAATTATTTTACGTTTAACTGACCGCCGCCACCAAAGGTAATGGTGTCCATTTGTTCTGGAATTTGGACGGTGCCGCCGCCACCAGAGGTAGTTTGTGTGGTGTTTGTGTTTACCACCACATTAAATTCACTAGAAATTGATACACTAAATGGTGGCTTATTGTCAAACGTACTATTGGTATCTCGGCATCCTAGATAATTTCTACGCTTTAGTGCAGTATTATTGTCTCTACTGAACTTGTAATGGCGGGGGAGGTACCCCATCGGCGATAGATTATCCGGTTCGTATGCGAAATAATCAAATTCAATTTCAGACGTTATTGATGCACCGGTTTGATTATTAATGGTATAGTAGATATTAGACCCTTGGGTTTGCATCAATACATATGGAAATACAGCCGGTATTTCTTCAAGTAAACCATCAAATAGAACTCCAGAACTTCCACTCGGAAGTGTAGTAAAATCACGTGAGATATCTGTACTTCTATCTACATCCGAGGCGTACATACGGACTCTCAATCCCGGCGCACCCGATACCCCATAAAGACTGAATATATTGGCTATCTTAATTACACCCGTTGTTCCTTGAGCAGAAGAACCCGATTCGTATGTAGTCTGTGCTATTTTGGTGATATTTCTTCCATATTCTAATGCAATAGAACTTGATGGAAGTAATGTTACCTTTGCATACACTCTGTCTATCGGTGAATCGGTTCTGGTGTCTAATCGAACAGTGTATAATTGTCTGTATGGTGTATAAATATCGTAATAATATTTTCCACTTTCTTTATGAAAATAACTGGTTGTTCCAACTTCTGTCAAGTCTGACCGTGGTGAAATGTTGTAGAATGGTGTAAGTGTATTATCTTCACCGCCTAACCGTGATGCAATTCCAAGATATGGGTTGCGAGCATAACCAGCGGAAAGTGTATTAGTTCCGACACTTGTATCTATTGTAAGTGCTTCTATGGAACTGAACGAGCTATTATTGTCTAATAAGGATGATGTAACGTTTGAATTACCGATAACTTGTTTTACTTTTCGGAATGGTGGTAACTTTGACGAAAGCGTACTGTCAACCACATTGACCGTATCAGTTACCGGCAATATCCCATCAATTGGTAATGTGTAGGAACTTGCAGATGGTAATAAACTAAACTTTGCAAAGTTTGCAGAGAAGTCATATGCCCCAACCGCACTGGAACCAGACCCAGACACATATGCGTCAAAGTCTCTTGTATTACTACCATCGACTCTGGTTGAGCGAACTAATGTATCCTTGTTACGTGATAGGATAGATGATTCAATTACTATTCCATCTAGCAACTTAGCACGGGCAGGCGCCATATCATCAGCCAATTCACTCGGACCTTGTACCAAATCCTTAAAGAATCTAGTATATTCGTTTGGATTTACAGTTTTATTAAAATATTTCTTATATTGCCGTTGTAAAATGTCGAGGCTACTGTATACAGACCCCGTGGTGTAGCGAGGACTACCGATGATGTTGTTAACGTCCACCACGCCCATCGACCGCATAATATTTTGATTAATAAAATCTACTGGTGAGATATTAAATGCAACTATATTTTGTCCACCAATATATTGCTTGTCTTCAATTTGTTTTATACTGACCTTTGAACTAAGTACTTTACTTCCACTTTCATCAATAAATTGCTTACTGAATACTGGTGCCGGCGCGACAACAACCTTATTGTTGGTATATGAGGTAGAACCGACAATTGGGGTAAATTGCTTAACCGTACGAGAAATTCTCTTGAAGGATGCGGTTGTAAATCCAGTAGCAGGTAATGTAGATACAATAGATACATTTTGATACGGACTTTCGTTAGTTACAGATGCAGTGATTGATGATAGCGGTTGACTGAATGGTACGTGTACAAATAATGTTGCGTATGACGAAGTATAACTATTTCCGTAATACGAACCCGGATCGTATGCTTGTGAGATAAAATCGTCATCTGAGATATTTTCTCCCCAAACTCTAATTTCATCTATAATACCGTCAAATTTACCACTAAGCTTAATAGAACCAGACCCACCAACATAAGCATATGTGGTACTGTTCCATAACGAAGAAAGATTTACTGATGCGGATTCTTGGAATAATATTTGGTCACCGTCCGTTTGTACGATGGTAATATCTCCAGATTGACTACGTAACATAATGTTTGTGTAGTCATCACTGAACAATGGGAAATAACTACTGGTTGCGATAATAGTTCTTCCAGACCCACTTACTACGTGAATTTTACCATATTCTGTTTTTGACGCAGATGGATGTGGAATTAAATCAATTGCCCAAGTATCACTCGTAACAAGAGAACTGCTTTGTACTCTATTTGGTACAAATCGTAGTTGTAGGGTTGACGCAGTTATAGAAGAAGAAACGAACGGAACTCTGACGAAGTTATCGACCGACGCGGTAAATTGTAGCCCATACGTTAGTTCATCGGACTTAATATAATTACCTGCTACGGGATATGTAGTTTCTTTAATTTGTAGAACGGGTGAACTAATCCCGTACGTATTTAATAATGCATCAAATGATGTACGTGACCCCTTGGTTTTATTGAAGTAAACCATACTGTGCAAGAACCGCTTCCACGTTTCTGCTACATATGCACGTGAACCGGTTTCACCGGTAAATTGTGCATTGAATGTTTGTAGATTTTCAAGCGCATACACATTAGGTAACTTTAAACCAAATGATTGTGCCACTTCATACACTTGGTCCATCGTTAGTTCTTGCAACGGGTCTATCTTAGTTGAATAGATATTATGGAACTGGTCAATGTATACCTTGATATTATCCATCAAGTGACCGACCATCGCAAAAAACATCAAGAATTCATCCGATTCCGCATCTTCTTGAATGTGATTCGGTAAACTCTTTATTAAATAATTTGGATTATTGTCATCATATCGTTCAGCAATGCCTTGCTGCATCGTTAGCCAATTTATAGCTACGGTACTATTTGGGCTATGGACCGTTCCATCTGATTGTTTTGGCCACGACCCAGTAACATTATATTCAACTTCCGAGCTTACATAATATGCACTAGCTGAATATGCTATGGATTGACTTGCGTAGTAAAGGAATTGTTCATAAGCATCAAAGTTTCTGATAATGTTTTCTTTTTCCTTTGCCTTCAACATCAAACTGATAGTACTACTTGATACACTTGATGAAATACTAGCAGAAGTTAGCTCCTCAATCTTTAAAAGCTTTTGCTTAAATGCGTCAAGTCTGTTATATGCAGAACCGAAATGTATGAAATTGTTATAATCAGTAAAATCAATATTCAATTCAGATGACTTAAAGTCGCCGGTAAACCACCGTCGGAATACATCGTCGCCATAGCTAATCGTAGTGCCGTTAATAATTGTACCAGCGGACCCCGTTGCAAGTCCCAACGTAGTAAGAGAAACATTTGCAGCTGCCATCTTGTTATCTACAAAGTTTCTAGAATCCATATTAAATGGACGTAAATATGGAGTATTATCTAATGCTGGACCGGCATCAAATTCTACGATATCTACAACGGATTCTGCTAATTCTCTACTAATAAATGCTCGCGTTTCTACTGTAACCGTTTGGTCAAGTGGAGTTAATAACTTTAGCTGTACAGACCCACTTGTTGTTGGGGAAAGACGCCACGATTCTGCTACATATTGTCTATCATTTCCAAGATTAAGTAATGTCTTGTATTCTCTATTTTCATCAAAGAATGTTAGTACTTTTTCTCGAATTACTTCACGAGCGGCATTTGCCATCGCATCAAACAACTGTACATTTGCAGTTGATAACGTAATGCGAAGTGGGATATTGATGGTTGCCTGATCTACGTCTGGAGAACGGGACAATGATTGGTTTTGTAGATTTACGATAGCATCAATTAACTCAATATAATTTTGGAGATATATTAATGCATGTACATAAGTTCTTTCTACTTTATCTGGTCCAGTGGTTTCGTGCTTAAATGGAAAATGCTTTATTAGCGCATCTTTATTTACCCAGCTTGGTCTTTCTGTGCCATTGCCGCCAGGACCAGGATGTTCCGGCGGGGTAATTGCATTACCAGATGGGTTTGAAATGCAGAACAATGCGTCAGCCAAAGTTTCACGTACAAGAAGTGCAATAGCTTCTTCCGTGGATACTTGATTTCTTTTTAGTGCTAAGTCTGTTTCTTTTCTAGAATCATACAATCTTTCGATAGAACGTCTATTACTATTTCCTGCAATTGCCTGCGAAGTGATATTTGGAAAATCTGCTCGGGTCATTTTCCACGGAGCAGAGTTGTCTTCTCTACCCTGTTGTCTACGTTGAGCAGCAAGTTTTACTCCTGCAAGGATGACTGCTGCAAGTCCTGCATATCTTGCTATAAGGTTTGCTGCTCCAGACGCTGTGAATGAGAGCAACCCACCACCGCCGGAGGCTGCTGTGCCACCGGAAGTTATTGCAAAGTTTAAAGACGAATTAAACGCTATAGCTCCTGCTGCCCCAAACCCTGCGGCACCAACTACGCCAGCAGTTGCTAAATTTTCAAAATTGTTATTTGCTATTATTCGTTGAGCTTCTAGCTGTAAGTCATTTGCATATTTTTCAACTTTGTCAATTTTAACCGCACCATCGCCAAAGAATTTTGGGTCAGTAAAACTGTCAAATATAATCTGTATTTTGCGTTTCGTTTCGAGCAAGTCAGCCGAATTAAAGAATATTTCGTTAAACTTTTGTCCTAACTCATCTATTTCCGTTGGACTTAATTCCGTAGGAACCCCTAGCCCAAACTGCACACCTTGTGCATTTTGGGTTACTCTTTTATATGCTTCATTTTGAGTGTTAACAAATATTCTGGACATATGAATTAGGGTTGAGAAGTTGTATCGGTGTTGTTACTGCCATCATAGGACGGTTCTCTAACTGTAAACCTAATAGTAGTTGTTCTACTGTCCCCAGCGTCAACAACCACAGTAGTTTGCCCCGGCGAAATTCCACGAACAATTCTTGGAGTATATGGATTATAATCAACTTGAGTATTTTGTGGTGGTTCTACTTGTACAATACTCATATTATTTGACTTCCACTCCACTATCGCAGATGTATCTTGGTTACCGTCGATATCGTAAACACAGATATTTACTTCTACGCGCTCACCTACGTCTATGGTATAAATATCGTTTTGTGTAACTATTACATTCTTAGGAAGTGCGGTAGAACTTGGTAAAATAATAGGAAAGCTTCCAGACTTAATTTCTAGATTAATATTTGGATATAAAATAGATTCTGGTGTATTTTCTATGTCAGAAGGTAGGTCTAACTTGACCAATACAACTGCACTACTACTTGGTTGTAAGACAACATTCCCAGTTGGATAGCGTAAATTGTTACCCGTATTTGGGTCTACAATACGTATCCACGGTACGGTGGCAGTCATATTAACGGTAATTGGTATTTCACTATCAGAATTTGCCATAGACAACGGAATATCTGATACCGTCGCAGAATTAAAGTTATAGTTTCTGATGTAATCTATACTACTTGATGCGATTGCATAAGAAAACTTTTCACGGATATTATACGCACTCATATTAAATCAAACCGGTAACGTTGTGGATTATTCTTTTCATCTTCTAATGCGATGTCGTATGCTATATCAATAGCTTCAATCACAATAGTATCTAATTGTGTTTCTGTAAATGATGTACTTCCCGAAGAAATTAAAGTTTGAACTGATTTCAATGCCAGTGGATATGCGTTGTTTAATACATTTTGTGCAATCGTATTGATGCCTATTTGTGTGCCACTGTCCTCATCAAACCCATACTGAACTAGCCGTTGTCCGGACCCACTGTCAAAGTTTTTATAGATAGTAGAACTATCAATTTTAACAGAGCTTGCCGGTACATTAAGTCCGTCCGAATTTGGTTGATTAAAGATTTGCTTCAATACTGGTTCTATCCAAGTTACGCTGATACGTGGAATAGCAAACTGTTCTAGCGTTGATTGCTTAGTTAAGTCAGTAAGTTTTAATTCTACTTCTTTTCTTGATGGTGAAATTTTATTTATTTTTAAAATTCGGTCATCATATGTACCGACTTCATTTGCAAAAAAGTTTAGTGTAACTTCATACTGCCCAACTGGTAGAAGTAACTCTGGTAGTTTTGAAAAGTCTATGTACAGTAGGTTACGTTTTGTATTGTCTGGATATTGTAATGTTTCTGTACGAATTGCTTGACTGTTGTTTGGGATAAAGTCAGAAAATATTAGACTATTATCTGCCAAACTATATACGTTAATTTCAATATTATTTTCTAATAAAGCTTCTGAAAAATCTGCGGGAACTTCCATATCCAACAAGTCATCTGCCTTGTTACCAATAACACGAGAAACAGTATATTTGCTATACTGTTGCAATACTTGGTTGATATTAGTCTTAAAATTCTTTTGATTTGCCATTAGTTAAGCTCTTGGAAATTTTTATTAATTCTACTAGCCCATACATTATAATCCAACTTTTCTTTGTATATTGGGGTATAGTAGGTACTACCCGTTGGATTTGAACTACCAACGACCACAACTTGACCAGTGGAGGAGTAGTTAGTCACTACCGACCCACTATGTCCAGACGCGGACACATCAAACAAAGATATAGACAAATCTATAATTTCTTTGTTTGAGATACTAGAGCTATCTGGATTTGGTGTATTTACGATTGAGATGGTCATAAACTATTCAACTTTAAATAGTGTTTCTGTGTCAATTACTCTTGAATAATCCCCAGAGTTAATCTTTAATTTTAATGTATAGAATCTACCAGAGTATAATGGAGTGGTATCAAGTACGATATAAGACCCCGTGGCATCTGTACTAATCTTGCTGTAGTCATCAAACCCGATAACAGTAGTATTACTTTGTGTATCCACAATGGAGTAGTACGATGATGTTGGAAGATAATATTTGTTCTTGTATCGTAACGTACTATCAAATGAACGTAATGGATATTCATCACGAACGACAAGATTTATTTTAGTAATGTCACCCTTGGTGTATGTTTCTTTTAAGTTTGTTGGAGCTATTTTAACATTTAAAGTAGACGGAATAGCTGCTAAACTTCCAGTAACAAAACTTTGATTATCCCATGCTACTTCCAATGTAGGTTGGTGAATCGTGTGTGTTTGGGTAGAGAATATTTTAATATTTCCCTTGTTTGTAGTATCTTGTTCATCCGTTGTCGGAAATTGTAAAGCCAATCCATAAAATGTGTTTTGGAGAGATTGACTGACGATTGGTTGGAGGATACTTGTAACGTCAAGTCGAATGTCTTGTAATGGATATGTTGACAACGTTAAGCTTGCTGAAGTAGAGGTTGTTAGGAAGTCACCTCCTGCTAAACTCCATGACGTTGCAGTACCAAGTTGTCTCCATGTTGCACCATCATTTACATTTTCTACATTTTGATAGAAAAATCCACTACCTTCGTCCCACGATTGAGATACCTTATAAATGATAATTTTTTGATTTCTTTTTACATTGTTAGCATTTGCTAGTTTTAAATTTAAAAAGAAATTAGCGGTAGCTGGTACCGTTTGTGTAGTTGGTAAATCAAAATAAATTAAGGAACGCGCCGACCCAGTAGCATATGCGGTAGAACTAGTAAAGTCTACACTAGTGTTGATAACTTTACCAATTTCTAAAATTTCATCTAACCCAGCATTATTCGTTGGATATGCTTGATAAAGAGTCGTGTCCTTACTGGCAGTTAATATTTTTCTCATTGTGTTGCGTTCCCTATAATGTCAGTTTGTGGATACTTCAACTCAAATATACTTGGGTCAAGACTTGGGTAGATAACTCCGTTAATCGTGGCTTCATCAATGTCATATCGATAGTTTTGATAGTTTGCACCATCTCTAAATTGATACTTGTTGAAGATTCTAACACCACGAACCGATTGTACTCCATCTACTAACCCAATAGCATATGAGATATCAGCTAAAACAATTGGTTGGTTTATATTCCATCTATCAATATTAAAGAATTCTTGTACCGTGCCAATACTGCGTGCTAAAACATCGTTTACATTGTAGTTTCTAAGAACAGATATGTCAAATTGTACCCCAATATTAATTACGAACGCATCAAGAATGTTAACATCGTCTGTTAATAATCTAAATTGTTCTAAATATCGGGCCAAATTATCTTTTGTTACAGTATTCAGTGTTGCAAAATTACCGTTTGTATCGTACCCCAACGTGTATAAGTTGATAGAGTTGGGCTTTACTGGGTTTTCTACATATGTTCTTTCATTATTTGCTGCTAAAATTCTATTAATTTGTTCATCACGAATCGCATATGCCTTTGCAATACGGCCATATTTTGCTGGTAATGAGTATGCTCGTACTGCGTAATCTTCTGCGGTAACTGCACGATTTTGTGCGTTGAAGAACGCTAGTGCATTTTGTCGAATTTCGTCTAACGATTCACCGTCTCCACCACCAGTCGCAGGTAAATCATTTGTAATAGTTACTGTTTGCACTGCTGCGTTAAATGCACTAAGTTCAGCGGTAGAATAGTCTGTTGTATCGTTTAAGGTAATTAGCTCAGACACAACATTAATTGTATTTGATGGAGTATTACTTTCCACACCACCACCAACCAAATATGTCACAGTTAATGTTGTATTTGCTGGTGATATTCCGTATGCATTACTTGTCAAGAAATTTACATTGTTGATTGCAACGTTACCCAGCGCACTTTCAATAGTTGTCCCGTATTGAGAAGTTGCCACTTGACGAGAATCAAGAGTTAAATCTAACTCTGCGGCATCGTCTGTGCCAGAACCAAATGATAATTCCATACGGAACTCTCTATTAACTCTGGTTACAAATCTCCGCGGAACTTTCTTTAAGCGCAACTTAGCAGATGGTAATGCACCAGTTTCACTGTTTGCAGTTACTTCTACATCACTCATAATAACGTCTTGTGCAAGATAATCGACTTCATACCACGTATTATTATCGGAATCGACCACACTTTCTATTCCAATAACATTTTCATCTGGCATCAATACCGATGTGAACTTTTGAGCCGTTCCAAAGGTAAACTGTGTGGTCTTTTCTGTTGCTGCTACGAGTTTTGCCGTCTTACTTACAATGAATGTTGATGGATTTCCACCACTAAACGTATTAACAATGTAATTTTCACTAGTGATGTCAGTAAAGTTGACATCTTCAACCAATCTAAATTGAATTGATGATTGTCCCGAGGTTGTAAACGCACTACCTCTTGCAACTTTTAGGAGATATTTTGGGTCGGGAACATATACTCCGTTTTGCAAGACCGCTGGTGCTAATTGGTATAGTGTTGCAACGACACTTGCTGGATAAATTAACTTTGGCTTATACCCCAAGAATTGTGCGATAGACACCACGTTTTCTGGTTGTTCTGCGTATGCTAATAGATTTTCCTTAAATTGGTTGTCAATATAAAATGACAATACGTCACCCACATACGACGCCATTTCAATAAACATCATACCAGGTGATGTTTCATTGAAGTCAGAGTACGTATTTGGATAATATGCCTTTGCAAACTCTATTAAGTTTTGCCGAAAGTCAGTAAATGTCTTTGAGATGTAATTAATCTGCTTGACATTCGGCCGAGGTTGTATAACTACCGGTTGATTACTTGACATTTAAAACTCCAAAGTAGGTCTATCTTATAATCTGTTTCTATTTCTAGGTGTGGTCGTACGTACTACAGAATTTGGTTCAAATGGAAACGCAACTGACGGTGCACCTAATGCTGCTGTGGATATTGCTACCTGGTCCGTCACATTTGGATTACTTCTAAATCTATATACACAATTTATATTTAAAGAATTTTCTGCATCTGATTTAGTGATTTGAAAATCCGTGAGTTCAATAAATGGTAACCAACGATCTACAGCCTCTACCACAGCCAGTCTAGCACGTTCTAATGTATCATCAGTCATTGGTTCAAACAAAATTTTCCATAAATCGCATCCTAAATCAGGATGTCCCAACCGTTCTCCTTTTTTAGTAAGAATCAAATTTTTAAAATTTGACCGTACTTGTTGGATAACGGATGTGGATTGTTCAAACATTCCTGTTTGGCCAAGCCGTAACGGAAGAGTTACACCAATGAACTTTTGTGCCATATTACTTACTCAACCCCATAGCCTTCATAACTTGGGAATAATCTTTGTTAATTGCTTGAACTGCTGGATTGTCTTCTGTCATGCCAGGAGGAACTGGCATTATTTTACCAGTTTTTGCCACAATAGTATCTCCGTTACGTTCTAATCCCATCATTTCAGCTAATTGAGAGCGTGAGAACTTTGACTTTTGTGATGGCGATGCTGTTTCTTGTAAAGTTTTTACTTCGGCAACAGCTTCTTCTAATAACTTAGGAAGAACCTTCTTTACTTCATCTTCCACAGCTTCCTTTACAAGTTCTTTGACATATGCCCGAAATAATGCTTTGTCCATATATTATCCTCTATTTGGTATTAAATCTTCCGAGAACCACATTTTCCATCGTAGATTGTTTTGTAGTTTTAAGTGATTGTCTATAGGTAAATGGATTTTCTTGTGCTTTAAGCGTTTCCTTATGTGCAGTTACCGACTCTTGTTGTCGTTTAATGTTTATACTTTCTATTCTTGTTTCAACATAATTTTTAATTTCTGCGAACGACGGCCGTTTTGGAGGAAACGCTGGAGTACTTAGTGGAAACGATGGAATCGTTGGGGCTGTAGGTAGCGAATTCGTATATATCTGAGCCGCATTTAGTGCTTTAGTTCTTGCTTCGTCCAAACTTCCACTTACAAATGTACTTGGTGGTACAATATTATCAAGCACAGATTGAAAACCTAATCTAATTTCTGCTGCCGACGCAGACGTATTTTGTAAACTGACTGCATTGTTTGGTAAAAAATTACTTGGTATTGCCATAATCAGTCATTGGTTTTTGAAGTAAAATTACTTGTACTATTAAAAGACGCTCCCTTACCTAACGAGATGTCCGCTGTCAGCTGTGCTAATGTTGTTGCCAATCTTGTAGCAGACGCCGCGGCGGTTGGTGATGGTACAAATGAAATACTTATATCTCGTAAGGCAGATACCACGTTCTTTAAAAACACAGATAACTGTCCGCCCAAAACCATTGGTTGTGTTTCGTCTTGCCCCGAACCTATAAATATCTTTTTACCCGATATTATGTAGTTTCCTGACGTTCCGTAGGATATATCGTTTGACGCCACAACAGATACCGTACGTCCTTTAATCAAAACGTCGTTATATGCCTGTAGCTTAATATCTCTATCTGTCGTCATTCTTACCGATTCTTGAGAATCTAGCGTTATCGACTTTACTGCACTAAGGTTGATTTCTGCCTTAGAAAATAGGGAAATTTCATTAATTTTACTGTTTAGGACTAATCTATCGGAGTTTATGAATATCTGTGCTCCGGTGTAAACGTTTGAATTTTGGTTTTCTGATGACCTAAGGTGGGCCGGACTATCCAACGTTGCTGCCGCAAACCCCACCTGCTCATCGGTAACCATCCAAATAGTGCTTTTATCCTTATTAATATCCTCGTAGGTTAGTCCATACGTCCCACCTACTACGGTTTCTTGCGTACCATCTCTATTAATGTCTATCGATGTAATTTTATTAGGACTCTGCCCAACAGTTAATAGTATATTTGGCTGTGGAGTGTTAGTGTTTGGATTACTAAACAGACTTGAACCAAATCTAATAATATTACCAAATCTACCTTGTACAATTAAATCACCCTCGTTCGGTCGAACCATACGAACTGTTGGGTTTTCGCTAAATTCATCACCCAAACTAAACTGTTGCTGACTTCCCCACGGTCTGTATGCGGTTCCACCTTGAGCCGCTAACTGGGCCGCATCACTCTGATTTTGACTTGGTTCGGTGGGCGAAAACCGTTGACTTAATCCAGGCCAAGAACTTTCAGTAATTTTATTGGTTGAATTAATTCTGCGAGTATAGAATAAACGACCGAGGGAATAAAATACCAATACCAGTTCATTTTTTAAGGGATATTCACGTATACTAGAATCAATCGGAGCCGCCCAGTTTAATTTTTCCTTCGGCACACCTCTATCACTGGGAATAAATCTAACTTGAACCATACCAACATTACTACCGTCTGCCGCATACTGTGAATGTAGTTCGTTTAAAATCACATCTTCTACCAAGCCATCTTGATACGGTGTTGGTTGTGTGATAGAAAACCGTGGGAACTGTGACGCTCCCAGTTGGTTGATATCAATATTGTACGATATCGGTCCAAATGATGACATTAGCTCTTCTCTGCAAACACATCATCCAAGTCCTTCACATCTTCTTGAAGTCCTTGGATTTCGACGTTGATATCCTTTAACAGTGCATTCTTTTCTTCTTCTGACAATAATCCGTCTAGAGAAGCATTAGACTTGACGCCAACCGATACGATGCGTTGGGCAATTTGTGCGACACGAACCAAGTGTTCATCGTTCTTGACATTCACTTCTAAGAATCCCTGCACAATTGGTCCAATCACAGCCGCATCTTCTGGAGTACGGATGAGTTGGACCATTTTCATAATAAACGAGTTGATTTGTGCCCGTTTACTGTCGGTATTTTTGTGAATTTCTGAGAAAATGTCGGCTAGACTTTTCCCATCATACAGTTCGGAATTGATATCCATAAAGACCCCCTAAAATCCTATATTATAAATAGATAGGATTTACTTTTTATACGAGAAATAGTGGGATGGGTCTGATAAATGTCCGTTGCGTCTAAATTCTCCCAACATTCTAATAATATGCGGACGCATCTTATTGATGACCTTGGTAATGTGAGCAGTTTTATAATTAGTCATCTCCCGAACCATCAAATAAAGAGCTTTCTTGTTAAAATTATCGATATTATCAATACGTTCGATAAGTTTTACGATAGCAGAAGCAATTTCTATGTCACGCTTTTTCTTGAATATCTTTGTTGTGTTGAATTCCCAATAGTCTACCAAAAGACGGAGAAATTCTTTCATATCTACCGTAGAGTCACGGGTTTCCGGCTCCACTATTAGCATTTCTTCCAAAGTAAACGACTCTTCAGTTTGGTCTGAGAAGTACAATACTCGCTTTTCTTCCTTATATGAGTTATTGTTGTGTAATATAAGATAATTTTTTGCTATTACGCTGAAGTATGAGAACGCTTTACCCTTATCTTCGGTAAATTTATGTAAATTGATAACCAGAAAGGAGACTACCTGCGCCTTAATTTCGTCGAAGGTACCCTCCATATATGGAAATTTGAACCGATTGATAACATTCTCTGCTAGTTTATCAAGCGGTCCTTGAATTTTACTTCTAAATATTTGTTCTCGTTCGTCTGAATCTGTAGACTTGTTGTATGCGATTATCGCCTTTTCAGTATCTTCTGTAAAATATACCTTATCGCTCTTCTTCTTCGTTGATGTTACTGTTGCCATTACGTATCTCCGTAACGAATGCATAAAGTAAATCTGTGCATTCTACCAATTGTTTAAAAACGGCTCCTACTTCGTCGTCTTGTTCAAACATTTGACGACTATCTAAACTACGCATCAGTCTTACGGTAGCATTTGTGCGACCGTAAAACTGATTAATTGCGTCTTCCATCCTTTCGTTTTTCTTTAACAAGTTATATGTTGCGAAAGATAACGCTGTGACAAGAATTGTCAAGATCACGACCAAAAAAATTAACATTAGAAAGTTTCCCTTAGTTTATACTTGTTGAATTCCTGCAAGTAGTCCCGTATTGACGTACCATTTGCATCCGTCCTACCGTGCATGTCCCCGTCCGTAAAATACTTTTTAACATTACCAGCACCAGCCAAATGAGCGGCAGCCAGAACACCAGAACGGGTGATTTTGATACCCTTAAACTTCCGACCTTCGTAATTTTCGATAATACGGTCCAGTAGAGAGTTATTTGCTCTCATATAGCTTACCATTACGCTGTCCTGTAATTGAGGATTACGCAGGAATTGATTCTTTGACACCCGAAACCCCAAGACCTTAACTGTTCTTGGGTCAAATTGATATTTACCCATCATCCCAAATTTATTAACTACACTTGGTGTATTGTCACTTTCCCGTTGAGCCATATGGTCAAGAAACTTTTCCAATTCAGTCGGTTCTGACCGTACCACACCATCGGGAACATATACTGTCTTTGCTGTACCAGCTGCTATAACCATTAATGCTATTACTACCACAGAGAGGTATTTCATAGGTTCCTCCGTTTAGAGTAAGTGAGGACGAGCCTCCGCCATGCCTGCGCCCGTGACCACCACATATTCGGGGAAGAATTCTTCAAGATTCCGTGCTCCGGCATAGGACAGAGCGGAACGCAATCCATCGGTTAATCCTTCCACAATAAACTTCACACCACCCTTAAAAGGAATTACTGTAGACTCCCCTTCAACATTTCGTTTTGCTTGACCGTGGACACTCTTCGTTTCCAACGATGCAGCTCCACGATACCGCTTATATAAACCATTCTGCTTCTCAATGATTGCACCAGGTGCTTCTTTTGTTCCTGCCAAGAGTGACCCAAGGATTACTGAGTTTGCACCAACTCCCAACGCCTTTGCAATATCACCACTACTACGGATACCACCACATGCGATAACAGGAACACTAACTGTTTGCGCACAATCTTGTAATGAGGTCACATTTGGAACACCGAAACCAGTCTTGATACGGGTGGTACAAAGTGACCCACCACCGATACCAACACGAATTGCATCAGCTCCCCAGTCTTGGAGTGCTTGCGCTGCTTTACCGGTCGCAACGTTTCCTGCGATAATATCAACATTAGACGGAAGTTCTTTTTTTAGTCTCATTAACGCATCACGAACAAACGTGTGATATCCGTGTGCTACGTCAATCAAGATAATATTCGCACCCTTAGTAACCAACTCAAATGCTCGTTCAAAATAGTCACCGTTTGCACCGATTGCTGCGGCGATTGGAACTTGTCTCATTCTTTTAAAAGCAGCTTCCCATTCATCCATCCCACTCATATTATCTATGTTTGCAAAATAGGTCACCGCAATACCGGCATCAACAGCCATCTTTACACGATGTACTTGTGCACCTTGTTCTTCAATCGTCATAAACCGGTGAATGATACCCACTCCACCTAGTTCTGCCATTGCGATTGCCATTTCACTATCACAAACCGTGTCCATAGGAGATGCGACGAATGGAACCCTAATACTATAATTAGTTGTTAGTTTAGTTGTGAGGTCAATATTCTGACGAGATTCAATATCCGAAAACGCAGGGATAAGTTGGATGTCGTCGTATGTGAGAGCTTGTTTATCGTGTAATTGTGTCATAGTAATCGTTTTGTTTGCGTTGACGTTCAATATCCTTGATGTGATACAGCGACCACTCTTCTTCTGCTGGAAGTGGTGCGTGGGTTTGGTATCCAACAATCCGCTCATGCACCTTTCCTTCCCACTTGATATATTCTGCGTTCCGATACAGACGAGTCTGATAGTCGGGGAACATTACCCAACCCTTCTCGTTAATTCGCCATCCCCATCGTCTAATATCGTCGTCAGTCA